GCCTACGCCACCGACGCCGCCACCGACGCCGCCGCCCGCGCCGCCGCCTGCGCCGCCCACGCCGCCGCCTGCGCCGCCCACGCCGCCCACGCCGCCGCCTACGCCGCCGACGCCAGAACGCAATCACTGGCAGCCAGCGCCGATATTGTGCGGCGGCATATGATGCCGTGGACAGTGATCGAGAGTGCGATTGAGAACTTTCTAGAAAAGGAGATGAAGAAATGACAGAGTTCAAGGGAATGGAATTGTTTATGGGAGCTGGAGAGCTTTCATTGGCTCACATCGGCCACCTCTATTTGGAATTGGGGAAGGCTATCACAATTTTGGGAGGCATTCAACAGCCTCCCAATCCTTGCGAATCCGAGGAGGTGTGCCAAATGCTCCGGCAAGAATTCGAGGAAGGGTCTGAAGAAGTCGAATCCATCGCCCACGACATCTTTCACGCCCTGACAGGAAAGAAGGAGATGAAGAAGTGAAGCGACAGCACTACATCGAACAGAGAAACGAACGCCTGGAGGGCGCTGCTCGACGGAGGACTGCCAGGAGCAAACGTTCTGCCCAGCAACAGCTCCAGCAGCTCGACCTCCGGCTGGGCAAGGGCAAGGGAGCTCAGAGGGAACGGGAACGTCTCAACACCATCCTGAGCGGGGAGAAGAAATCGTGAAACCGATCCACCCGTCGTGGAGGCACTTGGAGAAGAAACCGAGCAAGTGGAAGTGGTATCTAATCGCTTCCGTCTGCTTGTTGACCGTCGTGATTGTTGTGAACCTTTTCTGAAAGGAGCCGATGATGAAAGCTGTTGAATTGCTCGACCGTCCCATCCCTTCCCGCGACCTCGCGAAGGAACTGGGCATGAGCACCCGCCAGATCCGCAAGGCTCGTGTTGCGAGGCAATGTGGCATCCCGTGCCAAGCACTCGACAACGTCGCTGCCGCTGGCGAAGTCGAACTGTCCGCCGACCTGAAGATCGCTGAGGTGGAGCAGAGCCAACGTGTTGCCATCCAGTCGGCACACCGTCGCGCTGGTCAGCTCTACTCGGCATGGAGGGAGTTCGTCAACTTCGAGCGGTCCGAGATGTTCGTCCGAATCAACCAGACGAGCGAAGAGGACCGTGAGCATTGGGGCGATGCTTTCCGAGACGAGTTCGAGGCTCTCAAGACGAACGAGTTGGTCGTGAAGGAGATGGCCCGCCTGTTCATCGTCGCTTGCGACGAGTGCTCGCGACTCGGTGTCCCGTATCCGGTCACGAAGGACTGGAAGAGGTATCGGGACATCCAGAGCGGTCAGAAGAGCAAGCCCAGGCACAAGAAGGGCAGCGACGACCTCCACGGGCATCACAAGCCTTCGCATCAGCAGTTGGTCGAAGCCGTCGGTGACGTCATTGACAGGGCTCGCATGGGATGACCCTGACCGACTTGCTTGACCAGTGTCACGTACCCTACCACCTTGCCGGACATCGACACGTCCGGCAAGGGTGGGTCGGTATCGACTGCCCTCAATGCGGGCCACGATCAGGCAAGTTCCATCTTGGCATCAACGTAGACGGGCTGTTCGCCGTCTGCTGGAAGTGCGGGTACCTGAGGCTCGGGGACGTGCTGGTTGAGATTACGGGCAACCCCCTCCCCGAGGTCCTGGGTTGGCTAAACACCCTCCCACGTGCCCGTCCTTCGTCTGTGGCGGGCCCCAAGGCCAGGGGGCGGGTAAAACTACCCCCTGGCCTTGGGCCGCTACAACGGCCCCACAAACGCTACCTCATGGGGCGGAAGGGGCTGAGACCCTCCGACGTAGAACGGCTGTGGGGCATCCAGGGCATCGGTAGTTTGGGTGGACGGCTGTCGTGGCGTATCTGGATTCCGATTCATTACTGCGGGGAGCTCGTCAGTTGGACCACCCGTGCTCTTGTTGATAGTGGTGTTAGGTACTTGACGGCTGGGATGGAGCAAGAGAAGATCAATCACAAGCAACTACTCTACGGTGCCGACTACGCCAGGAACAGCGTGATCGTCACCGAGGGACCGATAGATGCATGGCGAATAGGACCAGGAGCCGTTGCCACGCTGGGCTTGGGATTCACGCAAGAGCAAGCAAGACAGATCGGGCAGTTTCCTCTACGGGTAATTTGCTTCGACAACGAGCGAGACGCTCAACGTCGAGCACATCGTTTGGCAAAAGCGTTGCAGGTGATGCCAGGAGAAACGGTAGTCATCAGAATCGAAACCGGAGAGGACATTGCGGATGCCGACCAAGAGGAGGTTGAACAGCTAAGAAATGAATTCTTAGAATCCGTTTGGAGCTAAAAGGGGTATCGGGTATAATAGGGCCCGGTTTGGGTGGGTTGGATGGAGTCAATACCGACGTCGAGTGGTGCCCGACGTCTAAGGAAAAGCGGTTATGAAAAGAGCGATCAACAAAACAGTTCGGTCCTTGGCCCTCGCTCTTGGCCATAACCGCTTGAGGCAGCCCCGGGCACCAATCCTGGGCTGCCTCTTTTCTTTTCTATTCTATGGGGGACCATGTCGTGAGCGATGAGAAGTTCCAAGGGTTCGTTGGGCCGAAGCAGAACTGGTTTCGGATGCCGGCCGACTGGATCGACGTTTGCTCTAAAATCTCCAAGATCACTACGATGAAGGTGGTCGAATATGTTCTAAAACATACGTGGGGATGCAACGAACCGAAGCAGTGGAAGCTCATCACCACGTATGAATTCATGTTCGGACTGAAACTGAAGGACGGGACACGTGTCGACAGGGGAACGGGACTGAGCAGCGAAGGGGTCAGGACGGGCATTAAAGACGCCGTGGACAACGGCCTGTTGGGAGAAATGATCGTCGGCCAAGACGGAGCAAGTATCAAGAAGTTCTATCGGTATCTGGGAGGCTGATGTTGTGAAAGAAACACATGAGAAGAAGTTTACGGGTTGGTGGATTCCTGCTTACGTGGTAGAACTGCTACAGGACAAAACCATAAGCAAGTCCGAGCTTCTGCTGCTTGGAGCTATTCATGGCTTCACGGACAAAGGCAAAGGATGCTACGCATCGAATGAATATCTTGGGAAACTGATCGGTGTCAGTGCGAGTCGAATTGGGTATCTGGTAAATCATCTCAAGGAATTAGGACTGGTCAAACAAACCAAGTTTGATGGAAGACATCGGTGGATTATTACGAGATGGGATGTACCACCAAAGGAAATCTCCGACCAAAACAATGAGGCAGACTCCGTGAAAACAATGACCCTGCCCCCGCGAAAACAACGAGGCAGGGTCAGTGAAAACAATGACCTATTAACCAAGGGTATTAACCAAGGGGATATACCAAGGGTTCGTAAACGAACCCTTGGGCGGCCTGCGGCCGCAACCGCGGTAGGTTTCAATCTTGACGAATGGACATCCCGTATAGGCAAGAAGCTCGTCTCGGTCCTGAGGAAGTATGAAAGTGATCTAATATTTCCGTCAGGTAAACGACGACCGGTCACGTCTCAGAAAATGGCAGAGGTAGTGTCAAAGGTTTGTAAGGTTCGAAAGGTTCCTCGGAAAGAAGTTGATCGAGTCGTTGCATGGTTGAAGGATCACTACGGAGATGAGTTTACACCCAAGATGCACCGTGCAGATGATCTAGCAGACAACTGGCGTCGGTACGTTGAAGCAATGAGCCGTAGTGCTAATGGAGACGGAGAAGGCCAAGCCATGATCAGCATGGACGACTTCTACGCCGAGGAGGAATTGCAGTGAAGTCGAAACGCTACGAAGGTACAGACCTGCGTCGAGTCCTGTCAGGGATGGTGACTGACAGGACAGTCTGTTCCCGGATAGCATCCCAATGGCGGGACGGGGGATTGTTTGATGCTCCGTGGGCGAATCTGGTCGGTGATTGGGCAGTCAAGCATTTCACGAAGTACGGGCAGCCTCCGAACGGCCAGCTTCGAGGGCTGTTCGATGATTGGTCGAAGCGTGCTAATCCTCCGGAAGAGACATTGAGGGGTGTCGAGTCGTTCTTAGAACATCTGTCGAACGAACACTCCCAGCAAGAAGCAGCTACCAGTGATTACATCTTGGACGTTGCCGGAAGGTACTTCAATCGCGTCCGGCTGAAGCAAGCGATAGACGAGGCCGAGGATGAGCTGGAAAGGAACGATGTTGAATCTGCCAGGTCGAAGCTGACGTCACTGGGACGGGTTGAGTTGGGTGTTGGGGCGTTGATCAAGCCAGCCGACGATTTCGAGGCATGGGTCAGTGCCTTTGATGAGGAACGGCAGCGCCCGTTAGTTCGCTACCCAGGACGCCTGGACAAGCTGGTTGGACAAGCATTAGTTCGGGACAGCTTGATTTCATTCATGGGACCAGATAAGTCCTTCAAGAGTTTTTTCATGCTGGACCTTGCTTACCGTGCAATAAAGAACCGTTGCAGGGTGGCGTTCTTTGAGGTGGGGGATCTTGGGCAGCACGAGGTGTTGCTACGGTTGGGTGAGCGTGCTACGATGATCCCAAGGAAGCCTGGCAGGTACAAGTTCCCGACAAGTGTCAGTTGGGACGGGAGCGAGGTCGAGTATGAGACTCGGGTGTTCAAAGAGGGGCTGCAAGATGCCGAGGCGTTCAGGACGTTCCGCAAGGTGTGTCGTCAACGGGACGTCTTTCGGTTGAGCTGCCATCCGAACAGCAGCATAAGCGTCGGGGGAGTGTTCTCGATCATCAAGGACTGGGAACGCGAGTGCTGGGTGCCGGACGTGGTGGTGATTGACTATGCCGACATCTTGGCACCGCCGAGGGGTGTTCGGGAGTCGTTGGATCAGATAGACGAAACGTGGAAGCAGCTTCGACGGATGTCTCAGGAGCTGCATGCCCTTGTGGTGACTGCGTCCCAAAGCAATGCTGCTGCCTACAAGACCTCTTTGTTGGGTAAGCATCACTTCAGCGGACGGAAGACCAAGATAGCTCATGTCAACGGAATGATTGGACTGAATGTCTCTGCCGAGGACCGTGAGAGAGGAGTGACTCGCCTGAACTGGGTCGTCCGTCGAAGCGGCCGGTACAACGAGAGATCAGCATTCGCCGTGGCTGGATGCTTAGCTGTATCTAATCCGGTGATCAAAGTTTGTGAACCCAAAAAAATTGAGAAATAGTTGGGGCAATTTTCGGGGGTTCGATGATAATAGAGTGACGCACGAGTTGGGGTCGTGTGACCCTACGGTGATTTTCGTTGGTCCGTCTTTTCCTGAGGGAGGACAAAATGGCTGTGAAGATTTCGAAGGACGACGCCGTTGCTGTGTGCACGGCACTGGGCTGGGCTACTTCGGCCAAGTGGGACAAGAAACGGATGCTTCGCAAGCTCAAGGAGGTGGTCGAACTCGCCGAGGAGAACGAGGAGCTGATCGGTGAGGACGTTGTTGAGGATGACGACGAGCGTGAACGGCTCAACAAGTTGGTCAAGAGGATGGTGAAAGCCAAGGGTGATGTGGATGTCACTCTGACCACCGTCGAGGAGCCGGACGAGGAGGAGGAAACCGTCGAGGATACCGAGACCGAGACCGAGGACGCCGACGAGGAGGAGGAGGAAGAGGAGGAGGACGAGCCGGCACCGAAGAAGAAGTCTGCCAAGACCAAGAAGGCTCCGGCCAAGGACGAGGACGAGGACGAGGAGGAAGAGGAGAAGCCCAAGAAGGCGAAGGCGAAGGCCAAGAAGGCTCCGGCCAAGGAGGAGGACGAGGAGGATGACACCGTTCCGGCCAAGCCGAAGAAGGAGAAGAAGGCGAAGGTGAAGAACGGAGAGGTCGACAAGTTCGGTTCCCGTTTGGGCAGTCAGGCCGCGACCATCAATGCAGCTTTGTCGAAGAAGGCAAAGTCATTTGAGGCGATTGCCAAGGAAACCGATCTTACAATTGCTCGTGTCAAAGGACATACGAAGTTCTTGGCCGAGAAGGGAGTCGTCACGATTACGGACGATGGTGTTTCCCTTGTTTGATTAGCTGACACACGATCCTCTTGTGCGAAGCTGTTTCGCACAAGAGGTCGTGTCTGTTTCGATCGGAGGAGAAGAGATGCGAATAATCTACAAGCACTCATTCGATGCTGCCCACCGCTTGTTCGGATACAACGGTCTTTGCAAGAACCTCCACGGGCATCGGTATGTCGTGGAGTTTGTTCTTGAGGGAGAGAAGCTAGACAGTCTTGGTATGTTGGTCGACTTTGGAGTGTTGAAGAAGATACTTGGTGGCTGGATCGATAGGTGGTGGGATCATGCTGTCTTATACAATGCTGCTGGTGATTTACAGATGTTGGCTGCTCTTGGTAAGATCGACGGGGGCTCCCGTCGATTTGGATTCAGTGAGAATCCAACGGCCGAGAATATGGCCAAGCATCTCTTGGCAATTGGGGATCAGTTGCTAAGGGAGGCAATTCCACATCCCAGCTACTCATTGGTGGCAGTGCGGGTTTGGGAGACACCGGACCGCGCAGCGGAGGCTACGAAATGAAATACAGCATCAACGAAATCTTCTACTCCATTCAAGGAGAGGGAATGAACGCTGGACGGCCGGCAATCTTCGTTCGCTTCTCTGGGTGCAATCTCAAGTGTGTTCTCGCCGAGCAGGGGTTCGATTGTGACACGAACTTCGAACGTGGGAGTCTAATGACTTTGGAGTCGATTGAGGACGCAGCATGGCGGGAGTTTGGTGGTCAGCCGGGTTCCGATCCTGCGTGGCCAAATGGCTTGCTGATGGTGTTGACGGGAGGGGAGCCCTCACTACAGCTTGACAGGCATTTCTTGAGCTACTTCCAAAGCCGTGGATTTGAGGTAGCAATTGAGACGAACGGCACGAGACCGCTTCCAGAGGGGTTGAATTGGATTTGTGTTAGCCCGAAGCGGGGGACGGAGATTGTTGTACGATTCGCTGATGAAGTGAAGTATGTCTTAGCTGCTGGACAGGAGCCTTGGAACGTTCCCAATCTTGGGAGCACTTGGCAATTGATCAGTCCGGCATTCAAGGGACTACAGCCAGATGATGAAGCAATCAAGTGGTGTTTGGAGTACGTGAAAAGGAATCCACAGTATCGGTTGTCAATTCAGTTGCACAAGATCATAGGTGTAAGATGATGTTGAAACTATCATGGAATGATGTTCGTGCGAGGGCTTCTGTCGTTCTCTCGCAGATGAGGGCAAGTCACTTACCAACGCCTCGGCCAAAGGTCTATCCAGTACCGCGGGGTGGGATTTACGCGGCTTTGTTGCTTGGTGAATGTGTGGAGGTAGTAGAGCATTTCGAAAGGGCCGATTGCTGCATCGATGACATCATCGACACGGGCAAAACCAAGGAACAATTCTTGGACAAGCCATTCTTCGCATTGGTGGATAAGCTGACCGAGCAATTGGATGGTTGGGTGGAGTTTCCTTGGGAACGAATGAGCAACGAGCAGGGACCAGAGGAAAGCATCCGTCGGATCATTGAGTTCATTGGAGATGACCCAAATCGTGAGGGATTGCTCAAGACACCGCAGCGGGTAGTTCGATCATATAGCGAATTGTTCTCTGGTTATGGCAAGGAGCCGGCGGATGTGATTACGGTGTTTGAGGACGGTGCCTGTGACGAGATGGTGATTGTGCGAGGAGTGGAGTTCGTCTCGTTCTGCGAGCATCATATGTTGCCGTTCATTGGTACGGCTCATATTGCGTACGTCCCGGACAAGCGAGTGATTGGGGTATCCAAGTTGGTGAGGCTGCTTGAAATCTATGCTCGTCGGTTACAGATTCAGGAGCGTCTGTGTCAACAGGTGACGAAGGCATTGGACAAGCACTTGAAGCCGAAGGGATCTGCTTGTGTTGTGATGGCAAAGCATCTTTGCATGTCATGCCGTGGTGTTGGAAAACAACACTCGGAAATGGTAACATCAAGTCTTACTGGATCTTTTTTGAAGTCGCCTGAAGCTCGTGGAGAGCTTTTCAGTTTGATTCAAGGAGCATTGAGATGAGAAAGGTGGTTTGGATTACCACGCAATTTGAAGCGTTTCATCGATGGCTACATGCACCTGACGATGTGAGTTTTCTGCGAGACTTTCATCGTCATGTTTTTCATGTGAGACTCGAAGTCCTTGTCTCGGGAAGTGATCGCGAAGTTGAGTTTATACAACTCAAACATCGGGTTGATAACTATATCGGTCTCCATTTCGAGAATAAGTGTATGGAACGGTCGTGTGAGATGATTGCACAGACTCTTTTGGAGGAGTTCAATGCGGTTGTGGTGGCGGTGTCCGAAGATGGAGAGAATGGAGCTACGGTTTCTCGACCGTGTTCAATGATTGCTCGTGACAAGGTTTTCGTGGGGATTGAAGCGGAGGGACCTCATCGTGGTAAGTGTACTCTATTTGTCCCAGGTTGCGTAACTCCTTCAAGATTGGGTGCAGTTGTTGGCGGTGGAAAGCTTGAGCTCTATGAGGTAGAGCATGTTTACTACGGTGCAGGGTGGGATCATGCCTTGTCTTATCACACCTTACTCTATCTTAGGGATTCACTGAAGTTGCCAACTACGGTTGAGGGGGATCATCTCGATAGGTTTGGCGACATCTTTCAGAAATGGGAGGGACTCACTGCTGTGTCTGTGAAGGATGCAGGCAAGCTGAATTTGTGTCATTACACGAAACGGATTGAGGGAAGTCTTATAATATGGAGTGGCAAAGAGGGGACGTTTGTTACTTCGATTCACGACCCGTTATTTGATGGCGACTTTGTTGTGGAGGACTAGTCTATGCTGTTCTATCTCCCATTAGAAAGCTACGTCGAGCGTTACACCTACTTCATGTCTTGTCGGGGAGGCTGGACTGAAGATTGGTTGAAGCATTATGGAGTAGAGTTTGTTCGTGTGGAGGGAGAAGAGAGCAGCAAGACAATCAATGTGGGAAGTGTGCTCGATGCATTTGGCAGGTGTTCGTATGCAATGAGTCAGGTTGCTAAGATGGTCGAGTTTATTCGGAATGGTTGTGTCGAGGATGGCGATGTGATATACACTGAAGATTTCTGGCACCCTGGAATTGAGTCACTTTTCTATGTAAGGGCATTGACGGGGATTCGTTTCAAGGTGGGATGCTTTATTCATGCTCAGTCCATTGACGATGCCGATTTCACACACTCGATGCGTGGTTGGATGCGTCCGATGGAAGTTGGAATGAGTCATGGATACGATTATGTGTTTACTTGCTCCCACCTTCTTCGTAACTTGGCCGTTGATGCTGGTTATAATCCATCATCTCTTTACAAGGTGGGATTGCCATACAACAGTCGTCGCTTGCGGGAACAGCTTTGCGCTATGGGGTTTAGAGAGAAGGAGAAGGAGCCGTTTGTCCTTTTCTCGTCGCGGTTTGACGCTGAGAAAAATCCACACCTCTTCATGGATGTGGTTGAAGCTTGTCCTGATGTTCAGTTCAAGTTGGTGAAACCGAGAAAGCACATAACCAACGATCAGACGGTGCTTGATCGACTGAATGCGATTGTGAATTGCTGTGGCAATCTGGAAGTAGTGGATACATCAGACAAGATGGTGTATTACGATCTGCTTTCGAGGGCGAAGGTTCAGTTCAACTGTGCGAAGCAGGATTGGGTCTCGTGGACTCTGTTGGAGGCCGTGACGTTTCGTTGTAATCCACTCTATCCACGTTGGAAGGACTTTCCGTTTGAATTGGATGGTTTTGTAGAAGACCATATCTACGAGAACGAGGATTTGAAAAGTGCTGTTTCTCAGTTACGTCGTTTGTTGCACAAGGAGTTTGATCTGGGGTTGTTAGGAATTGCAACACGACACGATGAGTCATGGAAGAGTTATCTCGAGGTCATGGAGTTGATATGATAGGGTTCAGTGTTGTTGGCGATTTTTCTTTCGCTGACCAAGCTGCAGTCGAGCTTGTTGTTGATGGGTGTGTGGGTCTTTTGTTTAGCTATGCTGTGATGGATGAAAGAAAAAGAGTAGGGACGTTTTTCTTGCGATTGAAAGGAGAGACAATGGATAGGTGTCCTCTGTTCCTTGATTCTGGTGCACACGGCCTTTATACCCGCGAGGTGATGAAGAAAGTTCCCGTAAGAATGCGACATCGTGTCAACCCGTATGAGTTCTACGAAACTAATGGTTTCTGGGAATACGTCGATTCTTACGCTGCTTTTCTAAAGTTACATCCAGATATTCGCTTGTATGCTAATGTCGATGTAATTTTCAATCCGAAGCTTTCATGGAAGGTCTTGAAGTATCTTGAAAGAGAGCATGGGCTGTCGCCGGTTCCTGTGATTCATTTCGGAACTGAGGTAAGGTGGGTGAAGCGTCACTTGGATGCAGGATATGAATTTCTTGGGATAGGTGGATTGGGACAGGAAGCACAACGGCGTGATTATGTTGGGTGGGCCGATACAGTTTTTCGTCTTGTTTGTTCTGGTGCAGACAGAATGCCTTTAGTACGCACTCATGGGTTTGCTATCGGTTCTCCATCATTGATGCGTCGTTATCCGTGGTGGAGTGTAGATAGTGCAACGTGGGTAAAGTCGGCTGGGTTTGGAAAAATCTTTGTCCCTAGGAAGAAGAGTGGGAAGTGGGATTTCTTTCACCATTTGGGAATCGATGTTAGTGATAAATCTCCTAGTCTGCAAGTCAAGGGACAGCATATTACAAATCTGTCACCGGGGGAAAAGAGGGCTGTGATTGAATGGCTAGATGAGATAGGAGTTCCATTGGGAAGTATGACTGATTCAAAGAATGATACACAAAAGACGGTGATGAATCATCGAAGTTGTAGAATACTTGCGAACCTTCACTTCTTCAAGGGACTTGTTCGCAGCTTGCCGTGGCCTAGACCGTTCGGTGCCAGAAAGGTGGTAGGAAGGATTGGACTATGATTATCTTCTTCTCGGGAAATACGTCAAGAGAAGACTGGCCAGAGTTGACGATGGAGGATGATGAAAGTTTGGGAGTTATGCTTACTTATCATGAGATACACTCAAAGAATAAACAGACAAGCAGAAGGCTAGAAGAGCTGGTTGCTAGAGAGGAGAATGACCGTGGGAAGGTACAAAAGAGACTCGGTATACCAGACAAGACAAAGAGTGGCAGGAAACCGTCCAGGAGTGTATCGGGTATGGACAAGTGAGGAGATCAATGAAGTTCTTGGTCTCTACTTTGGAGATAAGTCCATTCGCTCGATTGGCAAAGCGACGGGAAGGACCGACAAAGCTATTGAGACTTTGTTGGCGAAGTTGTTCTCTTCCAAGCTGTACCATGTTAGAAGGATCTACGTTCCTCAACGGAAGGGAAGGACAGGCAAGTTGAACGAACGGGAGATTGCTGTAGTCAGGAAGTGTGGATACGAGTGGGCCTCGGTTCTTCTTGTTCGAAGTAGGAAAGAATTGGAAGAGGCTGTTCAAAGAAAAACCTCTTTCCGTTTCGTTGATTGAAAGGAGTTTTCCATGTTGGTACTGTCTCGCAAGATAAACGAACGTCTGGTGATCAACAACGACATCACCATCGTCGTCGTCGAGATCAGGGGGTGACAAGGTACGGTTGGGAGTCGAGGCTCCGAAGGAGGTGCCGGTTCACCGTAAGGAAGTGTTCGATGCCATTCGCAAGCAAGAGAAGGAGGGTGGGAGATGAGATCACTGGACGAAATCGACTACCCGAAGGACGCCGATGAATACTGGGCACTGGCGGAAGCAAACAAGGATGATCTTGTCACACTCATTCAAAGATTCCATCCGTACAACGGCACGGTCCATTCGGGATTCGAGATCACAGCACATGCTGCCGAGAGGATGTGTGCTGGTGTGAGGGAAAGCATAGCACGGGAGGTTCTGGAAAGTCCAACCCAGAGCTTTGAGCGTTGTCTTGCTGAGAAGGACGATCACATTGTCGATATACTGAATCATACGTGGTTCGGAATGCCAGAAAGTACGGGGGTGAGATGCCTGCCAGGATTCGGGGTCTTGTGTGATTTATGCTCTGAGTCTTATGTTCTGGAACAACCGGAAGAAATGGAGGACGGGAAGTGATAGTGAACCGCGAACAACTGCTGAAGCAATTGGAGGCTGTGACTCCTGGTCTTTCTCCGAAGGCGATCATCGAGCAGTCCGACTGCTTTGTGTTTCGGAAGCAGAAGGTGATTACGTTCAACGACGAGATCGCTTGTCGAGTTGCCACCAAGGTGGATTTCGAGGGGGCCGTACCAGCAGACCCGTTGTTGAAACTGCTTCGCAAGCTACAGGAAACAGAACTGGACATGGAGGTGGGCGAGGGTGGCTTGAAGATTCGGGGCAAAGGACGGCGGGCTGTCGTGCAACTCCATCAAGAGATCGTGCTGCCGGTAGAGACGATAGACCGTCCTTCTGAATGGACTCCCGTCGGCAAGAACCTGCTGGAAGCACTCGGAATGGCCATCCACTGCTGTAGCAAGGACGAAAGCAAGTTTGTGTTGACGTGCGTTCACGTCCACCCGAAGTGGGTCGAGTCCAGTGACGACGTGCAGATTCTACGGTACAAGACCAAGACGGGTATCAGTCAAGCTACCCTCGTCCGCGGTGCTTCTGTGAAGTACGTGGTCGGGATGGATGTGACTGAGTTGAGTGAGTCCGAGAGTTGGATTCACTTCAAGGGAGCCGACGGTTTGATCATCTCGTGCCGCCGGTTCAAGATGGACTATCCCGACACGTCTGCCTTCATCGAGCAGAGGGGCAAGAAGGTCAAGCTGCCCGACGGGTTGGATGAAGCCGTCGAGAAGGCTGAAATCTTCTCTGCCCAGAACGAGATGGACAACTTCGTCTCCGTCCAATTGTCTCAGGACTTGTTGCGACTGGAGGGAAGGGGAGCATCGGGTTGGTACAGGGAATCCCGCAAGATCAGCTACTCGTCAGAGCCGTTGAAGTTCTTCATCGATCCTCGACTACTTCGGGAGATTCGACAACGGTCTGATGAGTGTGAGGTGGCCAAGGGACTGCTGCGGGTTGAGGGTGGGTCGTTTGTCTATGCTACTTGCACGAGCGAGGCGACGGACTGATGGGTTTCTTTCCCCCGTCAACGGTCGATGTGAGGCCGACAAACCTCGTACCACGGTGCGGGGCATGTGGGTTACACAAGGACTGCCTCAGCCCGAAAATGGCCCCGACAGGCGACGGTCGCAAGGGGATTCTGGTCGTGGCTGAGGCTCCGGGCAAGGAGGAGGATCGACAGGGCGTTCAACTCGTGGGCAATGCCGGGAAGGAATTGCGGTCCAGGTTGCGTCAGTGTGGCATTGACTTGGACCGTGACTGTTGGAAGACGAACTCGGTGATATGTCGTCCGAAGGGAAACGAGACTCCCAACGATGAAAGAATAGAAGCGTGTCGTCCGAACTTGGTCGGCACCATCGAGCAGGTCAAGCCAAGGGTGATTCTGCTGCTCGGCATGATCTCCGTAAAGTCTCTTCTGGGACCGATCTGGAAGAAGGGCAAAACCAGTTCTTTGACTATGTGGGCTGGGTGGCAGATCCCGCTACATCGTTACAACTGCTGGGTTTGTCCGACCTACCATCCCTCATACTTGCTGCGGGTGCAAGGTGGAAAGGATGCCACGGGGCTTTGGTTTCAGCGGCATCTGGAGGCGGCCGTTGGGTTGGAGGGGCGACCGTGGCCTGACGGCCCACCCAACTACGCCAAGAGGGTGAAACGCATCTACGTTCCTGCTGAAGCGAGGGATGCCACAGAGCAGGTGACAGGAGCATTTGCCTTTGACTATGAGACAGATCGGTTGAAGCCTGACCATCCTCAGTCTGGCATAGTATGCTGTTCTGTAAGTGATGGAAGAAGCACCTTCTCTTTCCCGTGGATAGGCGAAGCCGTCGAGGCGATGGGAAAGTTGCTGAGGAGTGATCATCCAAAGATTGGGGCGAATATCAAGTTTGAGGAACGGTGGACTCGCAGGGTGTTCGGGCACGGTGTGAGGAATTGGGTATGGGACACCGTGCAGGCCGCCCATGTGTTAGATAATAGGCGGGGGGTTTCTGGGTTGAAGTTTCAATCGTTCGTTTTGTTGGGACAAGAACCATACGATCGGTCCATTGAGTCTTTGCTGGAAGCGGTTGGGGGAAACGACAAGAACCAGATCAGCAAGGCAGACTGGGATGATTTGTTGCTTTACAACGGGATGGACTCTTTGCTGACTTACGAGGTGGCCAAGAAGCAGAGGAAGGAGATGAAGCAATGATGTTCGACAGCCCCGCTTATCACAATGTATTTTGGGCGCCGGCCGGCACTACGATTCAAGATCGGGTGCTCTATGCTGGGTGGTACTGGTGGGACGAGGTGGGGCTGCTCGGTGGGGGACCATTCCCGACCGATCAGTTGGCGAACGAGGACATGACAAAGTATATGGAGAAGTTGTATGAGCAGCTTAAAGCGGAAGGCGCAATTGGTTGAGAATGATCCTTGCAGTCCTTGGATTCAGACGTTCACGGGCAGGCAGTTCTTCCCGTTCGTGCCGCGGAAGGAGGATGTTTGTATTGAGGACATTGCTCACCATCTTGCCAACAGGTGTCGGTTCTCTGGTGCTTGTGATCCTTTCTACTCGGTTGCTCAGCACAGCGTAATGGTGGCCGAGTGGGCGATGTCTATGGTGGATCCTGTTGACATTCAGTTTGCAGGGAAGCCGGAGGAGTTTGGACGAAAGAATGTCGGCAAGATGGCACTGATGCATGACTCGGCCGAAGCTTATTTGGGTGATGTGGTGAGTCCATACAAACATGATGTGTTCTTTCAAGTGGAGGGGGAGGTGAGGTTGTTCGCGGATGTTGAGCGGAGGTTGCTCATAACGATTTTCGCTGCGTTGAGCATTCCCTGGGATTCTTGGATTTGGTCGTGGGTCGATCAGATAGACCGGCGGATGTTGATAACGGAAGCCAAGCAGCTGATGGCTTCGGCCCCCGTGGATTGGACCACGGCATGCGACCCGTTTCCTGATTTGGAGATCAGACCTGATGATCCGTGCGCGGCCGAGGCGAAGTTCCACTCCTGCTGGGAGTCGCTACAATGAGTGGCATAACAGTCGTCTACGTTCTAGCTGTTGCTGTAGTGCTTGCTTTGGTTCTTCGGTATTGCCGTCGTTTGTCGTGGTGGGAGGGCAACTACTCGAAGCGGTTCATAGACGGATGGACGTTGACTCACTTCGGGCATGGGATCGTGTTCTACGGCATTTGGCGGGCTGCTTTGTTACAGTATGATCCATCGTTGTCCATCTTAGGGACGGTGATGGCAGAAGCGGTGTGGGAGATGCTTGAGAACACAAGGCATGTGATTGAGTGGTTTCGACGTCGGGGCGATGAAGAATACATGGGGGACAGTGTGGCAAATTCGTTGGGCGATTACTTCGCTTGTGCTTTAGGTGCCTGGATGACGAGCTGGTTCATATGAAAGCCACAGTACAGGAAGCATACCAGCTGATGCACGACGGCACCTTGGCCCTTGCCAGGGTTGAGCAGGCTGGCATGAGAATCGACATGCGTCGTCTTGCAAAGACGATAGACGAGGTGAAGGCAGAGATTGCAGAGCTGACGGCTGAATTGAAAACAGACGAGGTTTGGACAACGTGGCGACGTCGATTCGGTACGAAGGCAAACCTCGGTAGCCGTCCTCAGCTAGCCAAGGTGTTGATGGAGGACTTGTCTGTCGAGCTGGAAGAGACAGAGAAGGGACAGGGACGTCGTAAGCTGGACGAGGAAGCATTAGCAGACATCGACCTGCCGTTCGTTCGGAAGTTTGTCCTGTTGGAAAAGAAGAAGAAGTTGCAATCGACATACTTGATGGGTGTGAGACGAGAGGTTCAGGATGGGTATCTCCACCCGTCATTCTCGCTCAATTTGGCACGCACGTATAGATCGACTTCAGATCATCCAAACTTCCAGAACATTCCGATACGGGACAAAGAGATTGGTAAGACGATCCGAAGCTGCTTCGTGCCTCGCAAGGGACGACTGCTGGTTGAGATAGATTATGGATCTCTGGAAGTGAGGATCAGTGCTTGCTACAACAAAGATCCCGTGCTGATTGCCTACATTGAAGACACGACGAAGGACATGCACCGTGATATGGCGATGGAGTGCTACTGCTTATCAAAGAAGGAGGTGACGAAGGAGGCACGGTTTTATGCGAAGAACCAGTTTGTCTTTCCCGAGTTCTATGGCAGCTATTATGCTCAGGTGGCTCCGAGCCTTTGGAACGTCATAGAAAGGGCTGGTTTGAAGACGTCCGACGGTCGTTACTTGCACGACCATCTTTACGGCCACGGTATAGCAAACTACGAGGATTTTGAGAGGCACATCAGGGAGGTCGAGGAGAGGTTCTGGGGGAATCGGTTCAAGGTGTATGCACAATGGAAGCTAGACTGGTTTCGTCAGTATCTGCGAGTGGGTGGGTTCGACATGCTGACGGGTTTTCGGGTTGACGGAGTCTACAAGCGAAACGACGTAATCAACTATCCGGTACAGGGATCGGCGTTTCATTGTTTGCTGTGGTCGCTGATTCAGTTGGTCAGATGGTTGGAAAAGAAGAGGATGGAGTCGGTGATCGTCGGGCAGATTCACGACAGCATTGTAGCCGACGTGACACCGGGTGAGTTGGACGACTTCCTGGCGAAGGCCAAGTACGTGATGACTGTGGCCATACGAAAGCACTGGCCGTGGATCATCGTGCCGTTGGTGATCGAGGCCGAAGTGTCAGATACGAATTGGTTCGAGAAGAAGGAGTATAAGATATGACAGAAGAAAAACTGCCCGATCCAAAGTTTGCTTTAATGAAGAATGTCAAGGCACGAACAAAGAACGGAGAGATCATTGGACGGATCGTAGGATACGAAGATGGTCGAAACCTTGGCAGGTTTCACCAAGCAAGCAAGGGATGGGTTTACTATATCAAGCCAGAGGGGGCTGAGATTATGGATGATTGGGTGAGGGTTCCTGAAGCCGATATAATAAGGGAGGTGACGTGATGATTGGAACGGGAGATCGAGTTTGGTTTCGTCAGGTCGAGCACATCATCGACGTGCTCGGTTCAGGAATTCAAGTCCATCCTGACCCGGAAGAAGGGCGTGGCGACGTGGTGATGGCTTTCCCGGTAAACTGCTCGGAGATGCGTCTGTTCGTGGTTCCCGATGAGCAGAAGGGACGGAAGAATGTGGAGACGCGGCTGCTGCGGGTTCCTCCCGATGAAGTTGAGGTGATTGATGTCTGAGCCAATTGAACTCTATCGCAAGTACCGTCCCGCGAATCTTTCGGACGTGGTGGGGCAGAAGGACGTCGTCTCAACGCTGACCGACTTAGGGAAGCGAAAGGCGTTGCCCCACTGCGTCCTTTTCACGGGACCGTCGGGTGTAGGTAAGACAACGATCATCCGCATCTTGAAGACGAAGCTCAAGTGTGGGGATCACGACTACGTCGAAATCAATGCAGCCGAGTCGCGGGGCATCGATACGGTGCGTGACATTCAGCAACGGATGTCCTTGGCACCTATGGGCGGGAAGTGCAGGGTATGGGCAGTTGATGAATGTCACAAACTGACAGGTGATGCTCAGAGCGCCCTGCTTAAGACGCTAGAGGATACACCGTCCCACGTTTATTTCATGTTGGCAACAACCGACCCGCAGAAGTTGCTGCCAACCATCAAGACACGATGCACCGAGTTCAGACTTCGCGGCCTCAAGCCCGATGAATTGACAAGCATCGTTGAGCATGTGACGGGGGCCGAGGGAAAGAAACTGACCGCCGAGGTTGTTGAAAGATTGGTCGAAGTGGCCGACGGCAGTGCTAGAAAATGCTTGGTTTTGCTGCACGCGATAATAGGGTTGGAGGGGGAGGAAGAACAGCTAGACGCAATTCAGAAGTCGGACAGCAGAAGACAAGCGTTCGAGATAGCACGGCTGCTGATCAAACCGAATGCAAGGTGGAACGAGATGGCTAAGCTGCTTCAAGGTATCGAGGCACTGAACGAGCAGGCAGAGAGCATACGATGGATGGTCCTGAGTTACATGAGCACAGTCGCTTTGAAGAATCCCAAGCTCGCCAGTAGAGCTGTGGAAGTGATAGACCGTTTTCGAGACCACTGGTACGACTGTAAGCAGGCAGGACTGATCTTGGTTTGCTACGATCTTCTTTCTGGAGGTAAGTGATGGCTAACGAAATCGACTTCGATCTACGGATCGACGAGAACAGTTTGGACGAAGAGTGGGTCAACCAGCCACGGCTGTATTTTCGGTATGCTGAGAAGCTGGCCTTGGCGAAACGTCGTTTGGAGGAGATAAAGAACGAGCTGGAAGTGACTCGTGCTGATCTGGACCAAAGCATTCGCAGCAACCCCGATGGGTTCGGTATCGAGAAGGTGACGGAAGCTGCTATTTCTGCCGCCATACAAGACTCGACCGAATACAAGAAGGTTCAGAAGGAGATCATTGATGCCAAGCACAAGGCAGACATCTACGCTGCTGCCGTGCAGGCATTGGATCACCGTCGGGCAGCTCTGGAGGGATTGGTCAAGCTGTTTCTTGCAAACTATTTTTCCAAGCCACGGGCGGACGCAGGAGACGAGGAGGACATCGACCGGATGGAGAAGCGTGTAACTCGTCGGGGTGGAAGGAAGAGAGAGTGAGGTGCGTGATGACGTGTGTCGTCTTGGTAATAGCATCTCTGATAGGAGCACCTTTTGTTGTGTTCTATTGTGTGAAGTTTGGCACCTATGCCTTCTATGCAGGAAGGCGATCTTTTCAACAGCAGGAGAAACGAAATGGCAAGTCGAAGGGAGCGAGAGCGACGTCGAGCAGGAAGCACGACACGGGATGCGAAGCATCGAGCGGGAGGTGACTGGTCAACCCTCTTGATTCCGCAGGGAGTGGACGTTTGGCAGCCGAAGGCTGGCACCAAGCGGATTGACATCATTCCGTTTGAGGTCGGGGAAGGCAACCCGTATGCGGAGCAGGGCACGTGGTATTACGAGCGAACGTATTGGATTCACCGAGGGATCGGTCCTAACAACGAGAGCTTCGTTTGCCCGGCAAAGACGTCGAAGAAGCCTTGCCCGGTTTGCGAGGCGAGGGCTAAGATGGCCCGTGATCCTGAGACCGACAAGGAGGTGCTGAAGCAGATGCGTCCGAAGGAACGCCAGTGCTTTCTGGTGTTTGACCACGACGAAGAGGAGAAGGGTGTTCAGCTCTGGGACTTTTCGTGGTACAACTTCGGTCGATTGCTGGACGACTACCGCAAGGATGCTGACGAGGACGAGCGCCACATCAACGACTTCGACGATTTCGAGGCAGGAGCCACTCTACGTATCGGCTTTCGGGAAGAGTCGATGGGAAGCAACACATATCTCGAAGCCTACAAGATTGACTTCAAGCCTCGCAGGAACGGATTGGATGCCGAGCTGCTTGAGCACGGTATCTGTCTGGACGAGATCATCAAGGTCCCGTCTTACGAGCAGTTGAAGAAGGCGTTCTACCAAGAGGAGGATGACGAAGAGGAGGAAACGTCCACCCCGAAGAAGAAGGTACCTCCCAAGAGGAAGCCACCGGATGACACTCCAACGGCTGAGGACGCTGGGCTGGAGGAAGGCGATCAGGTCAAGCACCGCAAGTTTGGTGTTTGCGAGATCGTGCGGATCAGCAGCGATGGCACTTCCCTTACGCTGGAGGATTCCGACGGTGAGTCTCACAAGGCCATCGGAGTTGACGAGGTTAAGAAAGTGACCAAGTCCAAGGCCGTCGAAGAGCCGGAGGATGATGAGGAAGAAGAGGAACAGGCACCGAAGAAGAAGACGACCAAGAAGGCTCCGGCCAAGAAGGCTCCGCCGGTTGAGGAGGATGACGAGGACGACGATGTTGAGGAGGAAGAAGATGACGATCCTCCCCCGAAGCCGAAGAAGAAGTCGGCACCGAAGAAGCCCGCTGCCAAGGCGAAGAAGTCGGCCAAGGATGACGACGAGGATGATGACTGGGACTCCGGTCCCGGCTGGGATGAAGAGGAGGAAGAGGAGAAACCCAAGGCCAAGAAGGGCAAGGCAACGAAGGCCAAGGATGACGATGAGGACGAAGAGGATGAGTGGTAGGTCGTAGCCCTCAGTCCGCCCGGTTGGGTTCTGGTCTCCTTGCTCAGCCGGGCGGCTGAGGTTCTTATGGGAGGGATAAGCGATGCCGAGCGAGGTCGAGAGAATCAAGAAAACATTGCTGGCCAAGCAGCAGTATCGTACAGTAAAGACAGCAGATCTGCTCAGCACGGGCAGTACAATGTTGAACTTGGCGTGCAGCGGCAAGGCGACGGGTGGGCTACTCAAGGGACACTACTATTTCTTCTGCGGGGATTCGGCCAGCGGTAAGACGTGGATTGGTTTGACTTGCTTTGCTGAAGCCTGTCTCAATTCTGCCTTCGACGACTACCGTTTGATCTATGACGGTGTAGAGGGTGGAGCCCTGATGAACATCGAGCGGTTCTTTGGCTCGAAGGTGGCCGAGCGTCTAGAGCCGCCGTCCTGGGAGAAGGGAGAACCACGGTTCAGCGAGACGGTGCAGGATTTCTACTACCACGTAGACGATGCTGAACGGAAGGGGGTGCCGTTCATCTACGTGCTGGACAGCCAGGACGCTTTGACCAGTGACGAGGAGGTCAAGAAGTTCGATCAACAGAAGCGAGCTCGAAGGAAGGTCAAGACGGCAGAGGACGATGGCAAGGTTCCTGGCAGCTACGGTGATGCCAAGGCGAAGTATCACTCGTCACACATTCGGAAGGTGCTGCGTCCGTTGCAGACCACGGGCTCCATTTTGCTGATGTTGAACCAGACGCGTGATTCGTTCAGCATGTTCGAGAAGAGTTCGTACAGCGGCGGACGGGCATTGAAGTTCTACGCTACGTTGCAGTTGTGGTCGAAGGTACGGGAGCACATTACGAAGACGGTCATGGGCAAGAAGCGGGAGCTGGGCATTGTTGCTCAAGTGCGTGTGAGAAAGAATAGGATGACCGGACGTGACCGTACCATTGAGATCCCGATCTATCATAGCTGTGGAATAGACGACGTAGGTTCGATGATCGCCTACCTCGTGTCGGAGGGGGTGTGGAAGAACAAGAAGGGCATGGTGACGGCCACGGGCATCGGCCCCGCACTGGAGATGCGATGGGAGACGTTGATACGTCACATTGAGCAAAACGACTTGTGGGAGGACGTTGTCGAATTGGTTGAACAGACTTGGCACGAGGTCGAGAAGGCTTGCCAAGTGAAACGCAAGAGACGGTACGAGTGATGAGCACCCACCTCTTGATAGACGTCTCCTGCTTGGCATGGCGAAGCTTCCATGCGATGGGAGATCTGTCTTACGGCGGGGTGGAGACGGGAGTGACGTATGGTGTGTTTCGCACCGTGCTCGACCTGATGGATGTCTACGGGACGTCTAGCGTGGCGTGGTGCTTTGACCGTGGACATGACAAGCGTACAGTCATCTATCCCGATTACAAGAAGAACAGAAAGCAGCCAGATAGGGAGCCGGAGGAGTTAGAAGCGAGAGCAGACCTTCACCGTCAAATCTACCGTCTAAGAACGAAGTATCTGCCGGGCGTAGGGTTTAAGAACATCTTCTGGCAAGACGATTACGAGGCGGACGATGTGATTGCTTCGATCTGCCAAACTTTGACGAAACAGCAGCAGGCTGTTATTGTAAGTTCGGACCAGGATTTATATCAGTTGCTCACGCCACGGGTGTCGATTTGGAACCCCGCCACCCAGAAGGCGATTACCAATGAATCGTTCAGAGAGAAGTGGAGCATAGACCCGTTTCTTTGGGCGGATGTCAAGGCGATAGCAGGATGTGGTTCGGACGGAGTGCCGGGGGTTGTGGGAGTCGGAGAGAAGACGGCTATTAAGCATTTGTGTGGGCAGTTGAAGGATACGACGAAAGCATACAAATCCATACTCTCTAGCAACAATTTGATACGACGTAACTTGAGGCTGGTACGGCTCCCGATGGATGGAATAGAACGGTTCGAGCTTTCAGATGACGAGCCGTCTCAGGAGGCATGGGAGCGGGTGATGGATGAGCTTGGAATGCGAAGCCTGCGTGGCAGGAGAGTCAGCCGTGTCAGGAAGAAAGTCGAAAACCAAAGGAGCGTCTGGCGAGCGTGAGCTTGCTGTGAAGCTGTCTTGGTTGTTTGAGGTTGATGTTTGTCGTGGCAGGCAGTACCACGGTGGTCCGAATTCTCCTGACATCAAGATTGACATTCCCGGCTTGAACATCGAATGCAAGAGGGCTGAGTCCTTCAGTCTCTACAAGGCAATGGAGCAGTCAGCAAAGGATGCTGGTGATGGAGTGCCCACCGTTGCCCATCGAAGAAATCACAAGCCTTGGCTGTTCGTTTGTTATCTGGACGATTTGCCGAGATTGGTCAGGTTGCTTCACGGCCGCTTAGAATCAGAGGGGACACAAGATGACTAATGAACAAGCACAACGGATAAGGGACTTGCAGGAATCCGCTACGTTGATGATTGATAACTTGCCCCAGCTTTGGTGCGGGCTTTTCAGGAAGTGTGTCGAAGAGGGGTTTACCGAGCAGCAGGCGTTGGAGCTGGTCAAGACGTTTGTTGCTGGACAGTCGAGGTCATAAGAAGGAGGTGTGAGATGAAGAGGATGCTTTTGATGGTGTTCCTGATTTGTATGTTCCCGATGATGGGTCGGGGTACCGAACCGCCGGATGAACTCAAGCCGCTGGTGAATAAGATCAGAAATCTACAGCAGGACGAACTGGAGAGACTTGCCAGTTGGTTGAAGGAGCTTGAGGATGAACTCAAGACCGTTCCACGGGACAGGCGTGCATCGCTGGTGGAACGAATCGGTGCTGTCAAGGAGAAGATTAGTGTTGTCAAGGAGCAGATCGATGGGCTGAAGAAAGGGACGTTGCCTGACTGGTCTTTGGATAGCCTCAATCTTTCCGTCGGCCAGGTCGGGAAGCTCGATGCAAGGCAGCTCGAAGTCATCGGGATCGTGGGAAAAGACAAGATCGTGCTGGTGCCGAGCAAGACGGTGACCAGATTTCATTCGGGGTCGGGGTTTAGTATCAGTCAGTCTTTTCATACTGAACACGGCAATCCATTCATGCTCTATGGATGGCCGATGCAAGGGATCGTGGACGGGCAGAAAATAGAACTTACCGGACTAGTTGAGGTTTTCGGCACCGAGCAGCATGGAGGCCGGACTCTGCTTGCTCTCAGATGGCATGATACTGACGCGGTGAAGGACTACTTGGTGGAGTGCGCTGCGAGAACGTTGCCAAAGGAACCAGAACAGGTTTCTCGGGTGGTGAGGACGTGGACGGATGCGACGGGGACTTTTACAGTCGAGGCGACGTTTCGCGGGGTGATCGCTGGGCAGGTGCGATTGGAGAGAGCTGACAAGCATGTGATAGCAATACCGATGGAGCAGTTGAGTAATGAAGATCAGGAATGGATTGTCGGGAAAAGGAACTGACATGCTCAAGCGTCTGTTGCTCAAGGACTTTCAGTGTTACGAACGGTTGCTGGTCGATTTTGACCCCCTGATCACGACCTTTGTGGGACCCTCTGACGTCGGCAAATCTGCGGTCCTACGGGGCCTTCGTTGGTTGGCCTGTAACAGACCCCTAGGCGACGGGCAACGCAGACACGGGGCGGACAGGGCGTTTGCCAAGGGTGAAATAGGGGACCATACCGTTGTAAGGGCCAAGGGCAAGGGAGGCAACTATTACAAAGTCGACGGGAACAAGCTGGAGGCGTTTGGCTCGGCCGTTCCTGAACAAGTAGAGACAGCGTTCAATCTCGACAAGGCTAACTTCCAGGGACAGCATGAACCACCGTTCTGGTTCAACTTGACGTCTGGTGAACTGGCATCCGAATTGAATCGGATCGTCGATTTGGAAGTGATCGATACGGCGTCCGCCAAGGTGTCGAGCATATTGAGGAAGGCTCGTGCAGAGGTGGAAGTGACAGAGGAACGGTTGGAGAAGGTGAAGGAGGACGAAAACAAGTTGAGTTGGGTGCCTGAGATGGATTTCAGGTTGCAACGGTTGGAGCGGCTGGAAGAAGAGATAGAGGAGAGGAAGGAGCGGCTGGAGACGTTGGGCCAGATGTTGCAAAGCATCAGGAGGCAGCAGCGTCGAGTGGCAGACATGCGTCGGAGGATCGACACTTGGAATACGGTCAGTGAGCGGTTGGAGCGGGGAAGCGATGTGATGGAGAAGAGGATGAACAAGATCGACTCCCTTACGAAGTTGCTGAGACAGATTCGGGAGGCCAGTCGGAAACTTGACTTGACGAAGGAGAGGACGGAGCAGAGTAGGAAGAGACTGGAAAAGGAAACGGGCGGAGTTTGTCCGGTTTGTGGAGGACCCTTGAAAGGAGTGAGTAGTGAACAGTGAAATTGCAGTGCTTTGTTCTGACATCCATCTAAGTCACACACCACCGGCGGCCCGGTCTGCTGAGCCTGATTGGTATGCTGCTATGCAGAGGTCGTTGGACGAGGTGGCGAGGCTTGCCAAGCGATACGAATGCCCAATCATCTGTGCAGGAGACGTGTTCGACCGCTGGAACAGCCCACCCGAGTTGATCAACTGGGCTGCCGATCACATGCCGAAGATGTATGCGATACCAGGACAGCATGACTTGCCCGAGCATGCTTACGAGCAGATCAAGCGTTCTGCTTATTGGTCGTTGGTCGAGATGGGCGTGATTGAGAATTGTGCAGGTGTGACCAAGATCTCGCCAGCTTTGACGATCAATGCTTTGCCGTGGGGGTGGGAATTGCAGCCGTGTGAAAGGAAGTTTGAGGGGGTGTCGTTGGCGGTGGTTCACAAGTACGTTTGGAAGCCAAACTACGGATATCTTGGGTCGCCAGATGATGCAAGGATCGAAGGAGTCAGAAGGCAGCTCAAGGGATACGATGCCCTGATGTTTGGCGACAACCACAAAGGGTTTCTTGCCGGATCGAGCGTGTTGAATTGCGGATGCCTGATTCGGAGGAAGCAAGCCGAGCGTCGGTACAAGCCGTGCGTCGGGTTGCTGATGGACGACGGTTCGATCTACCGTCAATATCTTGATTGCAGTGCAGACAAGTGGCTGACGGTGGTAGAGGAAAAGGAAGAACAGAATCATCCTGAACTAGAAAAGTTTTTAGAACGGTTGGGGACCGTCGCCACTGATTTGGTGGATTTTCGAGGGGCGATTTTGAGGCTCATGGACGATAATAGGGTGTCGGGAGGGGCACGGCAAATCCTTTTGGAAGCTTTGGGTGAAGGAGACATGAAATGATTTTGGAGACTTGGACGCTGACGGCTGACAGTTTCGAGGGCTTTCATGTCTGTAACAACACCAGGAGATATGCTTCGTGGTGCCGTTTGGATGTGATGTCCACAGTTAGGCGTTTCTTCAACGTGCCAAAGAATGTTGAGAAGCTGTGGGTGCTGTTCCATGATAGACCAAGCAAGGATCGACTGCCGGTCGTTGTGGAAGAGTTCGATGATGCTGCTTGGTGTTTGAAGTCGGGGAAGAGAGAAGTGATCAATCAAAGTGAAGGCGATTCGATGCTTATGGACATTCAGGATCGGGTTGGAGACAGAACTCTTCACGTCGAGGTCTGGTACGAATGATTGACTTAGAACGCTACAAGCAACTGAAAGAAGAGTCCGACCGGCACCAGCGGGAGTTCGATCGCACGCAAGGGGCTTTGGCTCAGTTGATGGGGCAATTGGACAAGGAGTTCGGGTGTGAGTCGTGTGACGAGGCAGAAGAACAGCTCACTCAAATGAAGAAGGAGGTAGAAAAGGATCAGCAGAGGTTCGGGAAGTTGTTGGACTCGTTTGAACGGGAGTTGACCAAGCAAACAAGTGGAGGTGAGTGATGCGACGGCGAGATTACATGGGATCGGTGGCTTGCGAGCCTCGGTTGCAAGACGACGACGAAGAAGAAGATGACGTCTTCGACGACGAGGACGACGATTTCGATGATGATGACGACGAGGATTGGGAAGACGATGAAGACGAGGACCTCGATGATGACGACGAAGACGACGAGTAGTCTCTCTCATCACCGTCGAAACATCTCCCGCTTGATGGTGGAGCACGCTTCGGCCGAGACTGCCATCAAGCGGGAGGTTCTAGCGTTGGAGAAGGCACGTGGGAGGGCCACCGCTGCTGAGGAAGCACAGCAGGTCATTCAGCAAGTGGCACAAGCCGTTCAACAGCAGGTCCACAGAGGTGTCGCCGAGGTAGTTACCCGCTGCTTGAATGCTGTATTTGATGACCCTTACGAGTTTCAGATACGGTTCGAGAAGAAGCGTGGCAAGACAGAAGCGGTGCTGGTGTTCGTGAGGGACGGTCAAGAGTTGGACGACCCGTTGAACGAGGTTGGTGGGGGAGTGATAGACGTGGCTGCTTTGGCACTTCGATTGGCATCCATTTTGCTTTGCCGTCCTGCCAAGCGACGGCTGATCGTGCTAGATGAGCCGTTCAAGAACATACGGGGCGAGCACTACCGTCGAAGAACCAGGCAGATGTTGCAGAAGCTGGCGGAGGAGTTGGGGTTTCAGTTCATCATCAATACAGACATCGAAGCCTATCAGATGGGCACGGTGATCAGGTTGCCGAAGGAGGACTGAGATGGGGTACTCTGTTGATGATTCGATGGTTCGGGTGGATTTCTTTCGGCCGTCGGGCAAGTGGCATGATACGCAGGCAGTGAAGTGGACGGGCAGCTTCACGTCTGGTTTAGTTTCCGAGGAGTTTGCTAAAACTCTGCGAGACTATTTCAAGGATGCTCCAAATCGGTATGGAGAAATGGATGCTGTTTGCTTGGAGCCGTGCCATCGAAACGCTTATCCCCTCATGATCAGAGCAGGTAGATGGCGTTTGGCATCTGATGAGAAGAAGGAGGACTGAGGTGGAGAAACTCGTTGCCTTTTCTGAAGACACAAGGAAGCATTTAGGAATCGACCCTCGGTGGATGAAACTGTACTACGAGTTCGATCCGGTAAGGTGGGCATGGTATGGAACGTATCTAGGCGTGTTAGAAGGGGAAATCAAGAAGTCCAAGAGTCGGTGGTACAAGCTACGGTGTTTGTGCCGTTGGTTGAGTGGCATGTATAAGGAGAATTGAGATGTTCCTGATCAAGCCGAGTTACGAGATTCTTTGTGGACGTCCCGATGTGAATTTCATAGCAGCACTGGCGAGGACGTGCTACAAGTCAGAGCCAAATGGAGTCGACACCGATGCTGACAAGCATCTTGTCTCGCTTCTCATCAAGCGGGGACACGAATCCCAGTTGGAACATCAGAGCATGACGGTTCGGTTTGTGATCGACCGTGGAGTGTCCCATGAATTAGTCAGGCACCGTCTTGCTGCTTATTCACAGGAGAGCACACGGTACTGCAACTATCGAGGTGGCGTGACGTTCGTGATTCCGCCGTGGGTGGATGTCAAGCCAGGGGAGTATAACTATGGACTTACGTATGCCAATGGACCGTGGTTCTTTCACATGCTTGCATGTGAGCGTGCTTATCTTGGTTTGCTTGATCTTAAGCAGACACCACAACAAGCACGGTCCGTCCTGCCGAACAGCCTCGCCACGACCATCGTAATGACGGCGAACATACGTGAGTGGAGGCACGTGTTTCGGCTCCGGTGTGCCAAGGAAGCTCACCCTCAGATGCGAGAGGTGATGATTCCGTTGCGTGATAGTTTGATTGATGCCTGTCCCGTGATGTTCGAGGATTTGGTGAGGCCATGAAAAGAGACTGGACGATGATTGCGTTGACGGTGCTTTGGTTTGTATGCCTTGTCGGGAGCGTCGTACTTTGGATTTGGGCAATGAAGAATCTGATTTAAGGAGCGTGGCAATGAAGAAGAGAAACGGCGAGAGACCAGCAGGACTAGGACCGTGCCCGGTGTTCGATGTTGATTTGGTTGTTCACATGAACGATTTGATGGTTGAGCAACTTGTCGATTTCTTTGACGAGGCGAAGGTCAAGGGAGTGTCGATGCCGTCACAACTATACGCACTTCACCGTCAACTGGAGCGGTGGGCTGGAGAAAAGGAAGATGTCTGACACCATAGAACAAAAAATCACCATAGTGGAAAGCACAAACCCGTCGATCATCGGGATCGGTTTCAATCGGAGATTCCTTGCCAGGCCCGATCAGGATTTGGGTAGGGAAAGGGAGGATGGGGATATGATTCTCATGATGTCAAAGCAGATGGGAATCGATATTGCTAAGGTGATTCTCAAGCGGTTTGCTCCTCACCTGATCGTGAGCGGGAGGGGTTGAAATGATCACATGGACCAAGAACGAGGATGGAGAGCGATTTCTTTGGTTCAAGAATCGGAAGGTTAAGGAGACGGAGATCACGAAACAACTAATCGACAGGATCGAAGAGCTGCAAGAAGGAATCATGCAGCACCGCATGGACATTTGGGGAGAGCTTGACGTGGAGAACGAGTTTGATTTGGATTTGTACCGTCTTTTGGAATCGAAGTGAGAAGGAGATAAGAGATGACGGTCAAGGAATACTTGGACTACTTGAAGCAGCCTGCCGAGAAGCAAACAGACCGTGAGAAACTCACGGCGTTGCTGAAGGCTTTGACGCCTGCAACGAAAAGGTCCTTGTTGGACCAGCAGTCGGAGTTGTTCTACAAGAGCAAATACATCCATCCGCAAGCAACGGCGAATGAAGATTTCTTGATGTTCGTGAGAGAACAGTCGGACTTGCTGGTGAAGTGCATTGAATTAGAGATGTCTGATTTTGGCAGGCACGTGAGGGTCGTACTCGGCCTCGAACCGCTGACACTTGAAATGGAGCTGGGAACATGACAGGGGCAATCATGGCGTGGTCGGTGATTTGTACAGTGTCACTTGGATTGCTGTGCAAATGGTTCCCACCAGGAATGGAAAGGACGAGGGAGGTCAAAACGAATTTGTACGTCTACTTGGTGGGAATCGGTTTCTTGATCTTGCTCAGGGTGCTACTGCCGGTCTTTGGAGTGTAAGAAATGAAGTGGATGCTAGAACTGCTGAGAGCATGGTTCAACCCAGGAAAAGGACCAAAAGCATCGGTAGAAAAACCTTACGACTCCAAGGTGTTGAAACAGCTTCCAGAACACGAAGAATTGGGAGAGGACTACGAAGATGGAAGACCACCAAACTGAACAGAACAACATGAATAGACGCAAAGCAATGGGCACCATGATAGGGTGCCTATGTGCGTCTGTATTGCCAGGAACAACCCCTGTAGACCCTGTCCTGGCAAGGAGGAACGAGATCTTGAGGAAGGTCATGATGGACTACAAGAGGGGATGGAGGTATGTGGCATGTTTCGATGGAAGTGGAAAGGGGAAGTGGGTGATACTTGATATGGAAAGGTTAGCCGGGGGGTCAAAACCCGTAAGCACAAATAGAGGGTGACTTCTAATGGGTGACAAGCAGAAACAGAATCGAGGCATCTCACTGAGGACCAGGAAGCGTAAGTGGAGGGTCTTAGAGTATGCTTTGCAAGGGCAGGTGGACCCTGTAAGGATAGGGTCAGCGATGGGTGTGCCAGTGCCCTTGATAGCATGTGACCTACGGTGGGTTAGCAAGATGTTGGCCCAGAGGGACAAGCAGGAGATAGCCGAGTTACAGGCATTGCACGGAGCTAGATTGCAGGAGTTGGGGTACAAGGCATTGGTGGCGTTTGAGCGGTCGAGACAGGATGAAGAAACGGTAACGACGAGCTTTCACAACGTGACGTGCAAGCGGTGCAAAGGAAAGGGAAGTTTGAACGGGGATGAGGGGGAATGGTGCCCGGACTGTGACGGGAATGGATACAAGACGGTTGAAAGGGTGAGGCGCAAGGTGAGGGGACAAGCGGGAGATCCACAGTTCCTGAAAACGGCCATTGATGCTTTTGACAAGTGGGCCAAGTTATACCAGCTCTACCCGCAATCACTCAAGGTTGTGCAAAAGGACCAAAGGCAAGTTCACATCCACAATGAATTGAACTTGGATGGGGTTCCTGAGGACGCGATAATAGAAGCGAGGAGGGCCGTTCTACGGTTGAAAGAACTGACGGTTTCCCCGAAGGTGATAGACGTAGAGCCCGATAATAGGACAGGAGGTGAGTGATGTTCAGCGTGAGACAGAAGCGTGAAATCGCGGATGCTGTTCAGAAGATTCTTAGGGATACGAATCATCCTGAGTTGCCCGACGGAGAGATTCAGTTTCGTCTCCACGTCAGGGGAGATGCGTCGTGGTCGTGGGCCGACATCCGAAACAATGGAGCAGTGATTGACCCGGCGGTCAATCCCTGGAATGAATCGCAAGATGTAGCGAGCACAACGGGAGGGTGAAGCCATGTATCGAGTCATTGGGTTTGAGCGGACGCCGGAGTCGCTTGGCTGGTCCGAGTTGCCTGTGGCTCTGGTGCGTGACATCGACCATGCGATGCTACGAGGCGACCAGTGGTTGATATCGCGAGCCGACGCCGCGGTGCTCGTCGTGGACCTCGACGCGACGCGACACATCCACGCCATGCGATCGGTCGGGTGGACGCCGCTGGGATTGGCCGACCGGATGGAGCTCGTGGCCAGGCGGGAGCAAATACACGCAGCCGCGAACGCGGCGGGAGGTGAGTGATGGTGACATACGTGTCCGGGATGATTCATGCCATGTGTATTGCCGCGGTCCACGCATGGCTCGGAGGGCAGGTCATTGAGAACGCTAAGGCGTTCTGCGACTCTGCGACGTTCTATGTTCGCCCGAACGACACTCGCTGCTGGCCCATTGCCCTAGATGGCAAGATGGTCCGTGTGCGGCTGGAGCTTGTGGACAACGACGCAATCCCGATGGTGAATGAAGCACCCCGGGGCCGCAGGAGCGGCAGGAGCGGCAGAAAGCGATGGTGAGTGATGAAGTCCCTGGAGCGGTTACTTAAGCGTCTCGCCGCTGGCGGCTGTAGGCCGTGCATTAGCTATCGCGGAGAAACGCCAGACGGTTGCCCGATGTGGCGGGCGCACGTCAACGCCTGCGGGAACTTCTGGGAAGACGAAACTACGCCGTACCGAGCACTCTGCCGAGCCGAGGCAGCGTGGCTAGCCGCTGGCAAGCCACTGGAGGGAATGGCCGCGACGGCGGAACCCGCGCCGGAGCCGAAACCCGAGCCGAAACCCGACGCCCCGACGGCCGTGGAAATCGACATGCGGACAAAACTACTTCACTACGAACGGTACTGCCGAGATCGTGCCCGGCAGTTGTTGGCCGTCGCCAAACCGGACGCGACACCGGACCCACAGACCCTCAATAGCTTCGGCCTGTTGATGGACGCGATTCAGCGTGCGATTGAGGATCGGCAAGCGCCCACTGATGCCGAGCCGAAACCCGAGCCAACCATCGCCCAACTGTTCGCCATCGTCCGGCGGTGGTGCGACGCGGCGCCGGATGAGATACGAAAAATAGCGATACTCCGGAATGGAGCGCGACTTATCGGCCCGCATCCCGACTGGCATGAGGTGACGGACTCGCCCGAACTTCTGATGGAGTGGCTTGCAGCGGAGGCGACACCCGCGCCGAAGCCCGAACTGACGCCAGCGGACATCATCGCGGCGGCACGGGAGAGAGTCTCCTACCTGAGACGTATCGCCGCGATTAGCGAGCAAGATGCCAACTCCATGCTCGCCGGCCTCGCGCTGGCAGACCCGGCGATGCTGGCCGAACGCGAACAGCCCGAGGGAAAGGGGGGAGTGATGAATCAGAAGCCGCTGGAAGATTGCTGCGTCTGCGACGAGGCGACCGGCCGCGCCGGGAGGGGCGACGATTCCATCTACTGCAACTGCGGAGCGGGACCATTCTGTGTGGACTGCTGGCGTGGCCATGCGTGCGAGTGGAAAGACGACGACAGCGAACAGCCCGAGGAGCCGAGCAATGGGTGAAGCAGTTGTTGTGGCTGAGTCTGTTTCTGCCGGATCGTTCTTTCGGCTAGAAGCATGTCCAGCCCGTCGCTTACAGATGACTAGTGTGCCGCTGGTGGCAGTCGATGACGAATGGAAGATGCTTCGACTGAAACCGGACGCACGGTGTGTTTCCGACCGCGAACAGCCCGAGGGCACGAAAGGGGGTGAGTGATGCTCAGGTCGCATTTCTGCGATGGCTGCCAAGCGCCAACGGCTCACAAGCAAACCGAGGGCCTGGAGGATGGTGTGATATTCGCGGTCCTGCGCTGTGGGGAGTGCGGGCTGCTTGCCGAGGCCGTCCCTGGCGAGGAGGACGACGAACTCGATTTGTTCGACCGCTTTGATGGGTCGGACAACGACTAAAGGAAGGGGGTGATGCCTAATGCTGCCACTGCCAGAGCCGCCGCCAATGGAGCCGCTGTACGCCGGTGGCACGTAAGGTTGCCCGGCCAGGAGCCGGGCCGACACGAAAGGAGCGAGTGATGAATACGAAGCATGTGAAACTGGTTGCAGACGCAGAGACGGCAATCAATGCCGTATTCAGCGACACCAGCGTCAGCCACGCTACCACAAAAGACAGCCTGGAGACGCTGCGCGACCTGTGTAATGCGATGATTGATGGTCTCGGGTGTGTTGATGGTGTCACTGGCGACGAGTAACACGAAAGGAGCGAGTGATGAGCACGGTAATTTTCGGCAGAAGCGACGACCTGATCGAACTGGGGGGCGACATCGAAGAGGAGTTCAGCCACTACAGCGACACCAAGTGGGCCTACCTCCATTTCGATGAGGGGACGGTGGTTCGGGCCGGCCACTGCCTTGTTGACGGCAAGGAGTGGGCCATCGAAGTTGTCAAGAGCGGCGCGGCCACGGCGACGTTTCTCGAACCCGAGATGGACGACGGCGAGCACTACACGGATCGGCTGGTGCTCGATGGCGTCAAGAGCGTCGAGCTGTGGCGATCACAGGACGGCCCGACGCGAGACGACCTGGAGAAGTGGTTTGACGACTTCGCCCCATATGGCTTTACTGCCGAGCAACTGCTTGCCGCCTACCGGGCGCTGAAGTCGTAACCGCAACTGCACCGGGAGTTGCCGCGGATGACAGGGGCCGTCCCGGCGGCCCCGGGGAGTGAGTGCAACAACGAAAGTGAGGGTGAGTGATGGCCGTATACGTTGATGAACTGCGAGCGCTGCTTCACCCGCAACGCCGTTGGCCCTCTGACCTGTTCTGCCACATGATGGCCGACGACGACGAACCGACCAACGAGCGTTGGTAGATGCTGACCCTAGCAATCCTAATCCTGACGCTGCTCGCCAACCCGGAATTGGTCGAGCGGCACCAACCTATGCCTACGCCACGTCGGGTTAAAGATAATCCGACCGGCCGCAGTGATACGTGGCTCGCTAGCTGGCCGTACCCGAGTGGCTTTGTCTAGCCGTTGGGGCCGTCCGGGCGGCCCCCGGGGAGTGAAACACGAAAGCGAGGTGAGTAAGACATGAAGCCAAGTGAATACCACGCCTGTGCTACCGGCGACTGCCCCCACGATACGCAGGACGAATGCGTGCTGGCAGTGCTCCGGCACGCCGATGAGTTGCACGCGGAGGTGGAGCGACTGCGGGCGGAAGTGGGTCGCCTGGAGCCTTACCGCAAGATTGCGGAGGCCCATGAACGGCAGAAGGAACGGCAAGCGAAGGAGGATGCTGAGATTGCTGCCGGATTGCGTTGCGGCGGGGGCTATCGTGATTGCAACGGTGGCCCGGATTGCGATTACGACCATAAGTAGCCACGCTGACCAAACAAGCCGACAAGGCTGTGAAGGACAGAAAGGAAAGATGAACTGGCAGAATTAGACATACGTCTAGCAGAAAAGGCTTATCAGCAAAGGAGTGCGAAGTCTTTCTTGACATTCATTCGAGGGCTGGTGATACCGTCAGCTTCCGGTCCTCGTCTGTTCGATGATTGCATGGTCTCGTTTCAGCGGGAGTGTTTTGAGGCTCTAGCTGGATCTTTGGAAGCCGTGCGAGATGGTAGGATGCCGCCTTGCAGACGGTTCTGGATAGAACGCACCAAGAAGGCGAGTAAGGACCTTGATCTTGGGGCTTCTCTGCTATGGCTGATGTCCTTTCCGACTCGGCCTATGGTCATTCAAGTGTCGGCTGCTAATCAAGAACAAGCGGCCATTCTCAAGACCAGAATCGATGCTATCCTCTACTACAACGAATGGCTGAAGGATTTCGTATACTCGGTGCAAAACAGAGTGACCAGCAAGCGATCAGGATTGGAAGCGGAGCTGGTCAAATTGGTGGTTGAGCCGACGGGAAGTGCAGGGGCGAAGCAGGGAGCAACACCGGATGTGCTTGTGTTGAATGAGTTAGTTCACGTGGACAAGTGGGATGTGATGGATGCCCACATGAACAACGCGGACGGCGTACCGCAGGGTGTCGTCATCATTTCAACTAATGCCGGTGTCAAGGGAACGAAGGCAGAGGTGTGGCGAAACGTCGCTCTGCAAAACAAGAGCAGATGGAAGACTTTCATCTTCAAGGGAACGGCACCGTGGATCAGCGAGGAGGATAAGCAAGATGCAAAGAAGCGAGATCCATTGGGCAAGGAGTACGGGAGGCTTTGGTTGGGAGATTGGGCCAGCGGGAAGGGAGGTGCCGTAGACGAGGCCTCTTTGAACGAGTGCTTCCGGTTGGATGGACCTCTCATGGAACCTGAACCTGGATGGTTCTACGTCGCCGGTCTCGACTTGGGAATCAGTCACGACCATTCGGGAGTTGCCATAGTCGGTGCGAACAGAAGTGAACAACGAGTACGAGTGGCATATGTCAAAGGATGGGCTCCCAGCATACCGAACGACAGGGGAGTGTTCGAAGTAGATTGTGAAGCGGTGGAAGAAGCATGTTTCAGGCTGGGAAAGCAATTCAAGATTTGTTGGTTTGGATACGACCCAGCAGCGGGCGGAAGTTTCATGGCACAGAATCTCCGTCGCAGAGGACTGCCAATGAAGGAGATGACGTTTGCATCTCCTGCAAACTTGTCAAAGATGGCACGGTCTTTCGTTACGATGGTGAAGGCAGGCAAATTGGAATGCTACGAGGATGCAGAGGGACGACTCAGGAGAGACTTCGGCAAGTTTGACATTCAGTATACGGTGGCGAGAGGTTACAGATTAGTTGCCGTTAGTGACGAATATGGACACGCTGACGTTGGGACTGCTTTGGTCATTTGTTTGCCGATGTGCGTTGAGTTGCTCAAAGGAGGCATAGGCATGATGTCTCCAGGAGATCAATTGGTCTATGATAACGAACCTTTGTCAAAAGAGGAAGTGGAGGAGATGCCGGATTACCTCCGTGAGCTCTACGAAATGGAGGAGGGGGAAGTCGAAGAGCAGGAGAGGCTTCGCAAGTGGGTTGAAAGGACGAAGAGAAGAGAAGAGTCCTCTTTCTAAGGAAGGTCCAATGATCAATTGGAAGTTGACAAGGGAGATGGTAGGGGCCATAGAGGGTCCCTGCAGACAATGCCACGAAATGCCAATGCAGATGTTAGATGGTCTTCGGAGGTGTTTGGACGTGGGGTTGTCCGGAGAGCAGATAGTAGCGTTTTTGCAGCTCTTTGCTGGATTGCACGAAGCGATGGACGAGTTTACACCGGAAGAATTGATGGAGAGAACAACGTATATGTGCCGAGTGATTCAAGGCACTATAGAAATCAAGAAGGGCAGACAGCCCGATAATCCCGAGTAATCCATTTGGAGCTACGGGGTTTTTTCGTTATAATGGGGCCGTCTAATTGGGTCCCATTTTCTGTTTAGGTGTTCCCTTTTCTAGGAGGACATGCGATGAATTGGTTCGAGCTGATCGGTCTTGCTTTTGCTCTCTTGAAGGAGGGCTACCCCCTGCCCGACTGGCGGGACGAAGCGGCGGTGAAGGCGTGGCTTGCCAAGACGCAAGACCCGCAAGCGAAGTTGATCGTCTGGGTCGCTCTGACCCTCGACCGTAGGGTGGTCGAGTCGTTGCCAGATGATGAGAAGGAACTCGAAGCATTGGTTGCTGCGAAGGTGGACGAATACATGAAGCAGCACCTGACCGATGATGACACCGAGATCGATCCGGCAACGATCATCACCATCATCATCGTGGTCGTCAAACTGATCAAGTGGTGGCGAGATCGTAGGACTGCTTGAAAGGAGCAACCATCGTGAGATGCTTACGCAACCTCATGCTGGTGTCTTTGCTGATGACCCTGACGGTGCCTGCTGTCGCTCAGGCACCGTCAACGGGCTTTTCGCAAGTCAAGCCAGCACTCAATCTTACGGTCATTGATGGCCATCCATCTCTGACCCTGGAGAACGCACTGCCTTGGCAACAGGCCGCCGTGATGCCGGACGGCCAAGGCAAGTGGGTCGTCATTTGGGCCGGTTCGGATGGAGAGAACGGTGGACTGTGGAAGTATACAGTCACCATCGATTCGCCACATCCCGGTCCTGGTCCTGGTCCCGACCCGGAGCCAATTCCTACGCCGAACCCTTGGACGCCTGACGAGCAGTGGAAGCCGATAGTGGCTCCTGTCAAGACGTTTCCGATGGTAAGGCAAGATGCCACCGCCGTTGCCAATCTTTACGGCACAGCAGCAAAAAACGTGACAGCGGGGTCGATCAAGACCACTCTGGAACTGCGTGCGTACCTTGTCGAACACGGCGTCAAGCTCGGTTTGCAAGGCAAGTACGCAGGTTTAGGAGACGCTGTCACCAAGTCGTTGGAAACCTCCCTCGGAATGGAAGTGCGACCTTTGCCAGCCCACGCGGCAGCATTTCTGGACACTCTAGCGTGGGCTGTATGGGAGAATGGACGATGATTTCACTCGAACATCTTGTTCCACCGTACAACCGTCTCGACCTGCTTCGGGGAGGAAAGCCTACCCCCACGGAGCTTGCCGATGCTTATTCGGCTGGCTTTCAAGGGGTGTTTCTCGACCGGGATGGGATGCCTGAGTGGGCGAGGACGTGTGCCAAGTTGGATTGGCAACACCTTGGGGAAGCTCTTGGCTCCATCCCAGTGATTGAAGCAGGCTTCCCGAGGGAATTGGTCGGGCAAGGCAAGGGAAAGCGGGTGCTGAATCATTCTTACGTGATGAAGCATATTCCCAATGCCTTCAGTGGAAATCAAGCCTATGGGAACTGTCGAGCATGGTCGGCCAAGTTCAGCACGTTGACACTGCTGGGCATGGCCATCCAGTTGGGACAGGTTCACAGGGTTGATTACCGGCATGGAACGGCACTCGTCTACGGCTCACGTGGCTCGTCCAGCCAAGGCATGACGATGAGCCGTGGAATCGAGGTGCTGACGAAGGTCGGACAGTCCGAGGAAAAGGACTACGAGTTCGTCGATCTTTCGACCCAGCAAAAGGACGAGGATGCCGGGAACAAGTGGGGACGAAGTGGACCTCCCCAAGAGTTGAAGGATGCTGTTGCTGGGGACGTCGTACTCAAGGCATGGAACCTCGGGGAGTCCCCCACCGTTGACACGGTGCGAGACGTGCTGTGGGCTGAGGGGGTGATCGACCACGGCTCCACCTACACCGCTGCCGAGTCCAGCAATGGATTGATCAGCAGCCTCCGCTCCATCGGTGGTCACGCCCAGCAGGCACCCAGCTACGACGACACGGACGAGATGCGTGAATGGGTGTTGAAGGAATGCAAGGTCGATCTCAAGGGTGACATGCTCGTTCTCAACAATCAGTCATGGGGCAACTGGCTGTCGCTGCCCAAGTGGCCTGAGCATCTGTGGGGTCCACGTCCTGAGGGAATGTGGGTCGTTACAGGAAAGGACTTCTTGAAGATACTCGGAAGGTGGGGCGACGGATGGGCTCTCACCGGCATCGACGGATTTGTTCCTCGTCGTCTCCCTGACTGGGGATCGGAGTTGTATCTGTGAGTAAAGAACAAGAAGAAAACGTCGTCGAGTTCGGTCGGCTCCGATTCTTGATCGACGAGCTTCTACGTGGCCTCTCTGCGGCGAAGCGGCAGGGGTTTATCGAGATAGAAAACTCGATGGACCTTCCGCCGCCCTTGGGGCCGTTGAAAATCGTATCGAAGATCATGCTTCCAAAGGGATGGACATGATTCATCTTCTACTCGCCGCCGTCCTGCTGCAACCGCCGCCGGTGTCCATTGACGTTTGGGGCGCGCCGTGGTGTCCCGCCTGTCGCCAGCAGGCTCCTGTCGTTCAGCGACTTCAGCAGGCGGGGCACCCGCTGCGGGCCATCAATTTCGACGACAACCGCGAAGAGGCAGCCAAGCGCAACGTCACGCGGATTCCGACCAGCATCCTCTACGTGTATGGCGTCGAACAGCGCCGAGCCATCGGCGTGCAATCCGAGGCCACGTTTCGGGCGTGGCTGCAATCAGTCAGAGAAAGGCAACCGGAATGATTCGCATCTTTGGAATGACAGTTCTTGCAGCGGCCAGCTCCGCCATGTTTATATGCGCTCCATTGTTTTCTCAAGTCGATGTTCCAAATGGATCTGGCGTTGTGATGGCTCAACGCCAATCAAGCGAACTGGAAAACCTTGCAAGGGATTTGGCATCCATACTTGGTCCGATAGGAATACTTGGGTGGTATTGCTTCTATGTTACGAGTCGAGTGCTGCCTGGGAAGGATGCTCAGTTGGTGGAAGAGCGGAAGCAGTTTGCCGCTGAATTGAAATCGGATAGAGAAGCGAAAGACAAGGAGATGCAGGATCTTTACGTTCAATTGAAGCAAGAGAGGGAATCACACGCTGCTATTGTCGAGAGACAAATGCAGTCGATACTTGAGATGGTCAGGAAGTGTGATAGGACAGGAGGTTGATGGATGGCTGAGTATCACGTGTCTCCAAGCGGCAACGACAGTAATCCTGGAACGCTGGACGCTCCTTGGGCTACGTTTGCCAAGGCCGATGGGGCCGTCGCTGCTGGGGATACGGTTTTCTTTCATACGGGAGAGTATTACGTCCACGAGGACGGTTATGCTCCGTTGACAGCATCGTCAGCCGATCCTGCGAATCCGATCACGTTGCGGAACTATCCTGGTGAGACACCTGTTCTGCACGGCGGCCTGCACGCTCAGTGGACGGCAGGCGAAGAATCGGGAGTAGTATACTACTCGGCACCGATTCCAGTACCAATGCAGACCACGCCTTGGTGGCACGCAGTTATTCGGAAGGATGGTTGGTGTGCTACCCCTATCTACCGGACGCTCAAAGTAGAACTGAGTCTTGATGCCGACCCGACGTTCGGTAAGTCAAGTGGACTCAATCTTGCCATTGCTGGTACATATGAAGCAACAGTATGGGATGGTAGTGGTAGTCAGTTCATACGTCGATACAATACGACATGCACGACGGGATCATGGCTGCAGCGGGATGTGGGATCTGGTACATGGAGACTTTACGTTCGGGGGGCAGATGGTTTGCAACGTGTCGATGGCTGGTGGGAAAAGGCAGGTACAGGAGACGATCCACCGGAAGGTGTTTATACGGCAGTTGGCGTTTTCGCGGGCACGGTGACGATCAGCAACGTCGAGTCGGTGGACGACCTGCCGGGCGACTTCCTGTCGCCGCCGACGAATGCTGCCCAAGGCACCGCTGGATACTTCTGGGATGATTCTGGTACGCGACTGCTGTTCGACTTGAGTTACGCGAACCTGAAAACGAACACGATCTATTTGCGTCCTGCTGACATTGCTCCAGCACTTTCTCCACCTGTCGGAGCAAATTACGACCAGCTTTTCATTTCATCATTGCACGTCTTCTATACGGCTGGTAGTAGCAACTTGATTTTGAACGGCCTGACGCTCAAGCATGGGCTGGCGGGCGTTCGATTAGCAGGCAGCAACCTTTCACTACAAAATCTGCGGATCATCAGCAGTGGATGGCAGAACGGAATTGGTGGGGGCAATCTCGTAGACGTGACGATTAGCGGCTGCTACATCGACCGTGGTAATGGCTGGCTTCGGCGAGAGATGGGTGGAGGCTACGGAGATCGTTACTGGCAGGCAGGGCACTACCACGGTATCTACGTCTACGGTGAAAACATCACGGAGATTGGGAACTTCGTCTCTCGTTTCATCGGAAGTCTTGGCATCACAGCACCATATAGTAGAGGTGTGACCACGATTGATGACAACATAATCGTAGCTTGCCAGCGGCCTATCCAACATCGTGACATAGTGGGTGCTGTTTCGGCAACAATTGAAGACAACATTGCCATTGCTTGTCTCGCCTATCGTTATAGTGCGGCCTATGAGCAGAGTCGAAACAAGCCGATAACTTACGCATGTGATCTTGGTGGACATGCTTCCAGCGCTCTTGTAGTTCGTAACAACTATCTGGAGACTCACGCTTCTCCGTCGTTGCCTGCTTTGCGAGTGGACGCGAGAACCGCTTATCTTTCAGCATCATTCAGCGGCAACACTTTGCGGGACGTGTTGGGATATGGTCGGTTGCTCTGGATACAATCGCCTGGGAATATCACATCGTTTGTTGCAACCCAGTGGTTTGCAGATGCTATTCACGGTTCTTGGCATTGGTTGATAGATACTGATTACTATACAGCTTATGGAGACTTCCAGACAGCATGGACGGCTCTCGGCTTTGGTGCTGGTGACGTATTGAAAAGCTCGTCCTTTATTTTCCCAGCGGTCGAGTTTTCATCGTTCTTGGACGCTGATCCGACAATCGAAGAGGCCAGAGCATACGTTATATCCTACACCCGCAGGGTGAAAGGCGAGTTGTCCTTGATTCCAAGCAATTGTAGACGCTCCCTAATTATTGGGGCAGGAGTGTAGCACAATGTATCTACGCAATTCAACGAGCCCCGAACGGTTAGCTATTGGTCCCGTCGTGCTGATAGCAGATGGTACGGTGCAAACAGCAGGTGTGTCTGTTACGGTTCTGCCGCAAGGAGGTGTAGCAGCTCCAGGCGCTGGTGTAATAGAATACCAGAACGGAATTGTTCACTACACACCGACGCAGGCCGAGACCAATTACACCTCGTTCACGTTGACGGCCTACAAAGCGAATTGCTGGCCGGTGTCGGTGTCTGTCGTGACGAGTGTGACTGTTCTTGGTGATGTGCAATCTGCTGTAGCTGCTTTGCAAACGGCTATAACTGCTTTGCAGTCTGCTGTAAATGCATTGGAAGCAAACAAGAACATCGTGTCGAAGGATTTCATTGTCCGAAGCAATCAGGGGTAGTTTTTCATTACAGCCGACCCGGCGGCGAGTAACACGAAAGGAACGACATGGCGACGAACGAACAAATCCAGCGATGGGCGAACGAACGGACGCGGGTTCGCGCCGAGCAAATCCGCGGGCTGCTGCTTGCACTGGAGGATGACGTGGCGGCGATTGATAGCGTTTACGCCGCGTTGAACGACGAGGGCAACGACTGGTCGGACGGCCGCACTGACGGCCCGCCGAACCTGCTGACCAAGGGCGACCTGCTCGGCATCCATGCGTTCATCGCGGCCACCATCGCGGCGATGCGTGGGCACGACCAGTTGCCGGTGGTGCTCAAAGCCTGTGTCCGACCCGTGGGTCGGGAGGTGTAGCCGATGGCGCTTGCGGCCTGCGACTGGGAAATCCGAACCGACGGCGACGACGCCAATGGCGGCGGCTTCGAGCGCGGCGCGCCTGCGGAGAACGATCGCTCCCAGCAGGCGGCGGCGTACTGGGCGGACAGTCTCAGTCACGGCGACGCGACCGACAAGGTGGAGCCCGCGAACCACACGGTGGATTCGGCCGACGTTGGCAATCTCGTCTGCATCCAGGCCGAAACCGACTGGACGGCGGGCTGGTACGCCATTCGGAGCATCGACACCGCAGGCGGCAACAACTATTGGGTGCTCGACCGTGCAGCGCACGCGGGTACACCTGTCAGCAGCACGATGGCGAAGATGGGCGGGGCGCTGGCGAGTATCGGCGGGTTCGGCTACATCATGGCGATGGATGCGAACCACCGCGCATCCGGCTTGACGGATAGAACCAATGTGCATTGGCGTAGCGGCCTGTACGTGCTCGGCTCGGCCTCGTACAACGTGCCGGGCGGCGCGTACACCGAGGATGCGGACTGGTCGATCCACACGCACATTGCCGGCTATGATTCCGCGAGCGGCCGGTATCCTGCGGCCGGCTGGGATTCGGCTCAACCTATCTTTCGCGCTGGCGCATACAATCCCGGCACAAATGGTATGCTATTTCGCAGCGGTTATGGCACCACACTATCATCGCATTGGCGCAACATCGAAGTGGATTGCAGTGATGGTGCGGGGAACAGAGTCGCCAGTACCGGAATCCGAGGGCAGGATGCGAGATACTTGCACACCGAACGATGCGTCGTCCACCACGCAAGTGCTACTGGTAATAACGGTGGATTTATGTATTTGCGTGCGACACGATGTCTCGCGCATGAGTGCGCGGGATACGGGTTTTACGCCTGCAATGCTGTCCACAGCGTTGCCCACCATAACGCCAACGGGTTTTGCGAGGGATATACCTCTTCGGGGCAGGTTGCGTGCCTTGCCTACGCGAATACAGGTGTAGGGTTCTGGCGGGCGTATGACTACCGAGGGTGCATCAGTTACGGGAACGGGGGAGCCGGCTTCTCCCAAGTGCCAGACAGGCAGGGCGTGTACGCGCATTGCGTATCGGCGGCGAACAACTACGGTTTCGTGCAGGCAGACGCGAGAAGCGCATATCACTCATGCTGGGCGTATGGCAACACGTCTGGCGTGCGTAGCGTGACGGCCGTTCCGCTAATCGACGAAATCGAATCCCTCACGGCCAACCCATTCCTCTGCCCCGTCAGTGCAACCTCGGTGTCTTACACCGCCGCGACGAAAACACTCACCAAGGCCGGCGCGTTCTCCGGCATCGACAACACGCACCCGACCGGCTACCGCATCCGAATCACCGGCGGCACGAACATGACGCCGGGCACGTACTGGGTGGCGAGCAAGGTGAGCGATGATGCGGTTGTGCTTGCCACGGACGCGGGAACCGATGATTCGGTCGATGCTGAGAGTGACTACGATTTCAACCTCAACAACGTCGAGGGCGGCGGCAAGACACTCCGCGAGGCGGGATTCGAGCTTGAGATATGAGCGAACCCAACACTCTCTACCCGTTCGGCCCCTGGACGCCGCTTGACGACGCCGCTGAGCCGAACATGCTGCGCCCGTTCGGTGCTTGGCATGAGGTGGAAGAGGGGGATGACGAATCTAGTTCTTCGAGTTTTAGTTGTACTAGCTTGTCTTGCTCTACACAGAGTGGATATTCAAGTGCCAGCAGTCCCTCATCTACGACTAGTTTGTCCTCTTCTAGCTGTACCAGTCTTTCCTCAGCTTCCTCAGCAAGCAGTGAATCTAGTCCTTCCTCGTTGAGCAGTCCATCTTCTTCTAGCTGTACCAGTCCTTCCTCTGCGAGCAGTGAATCTAGTCCTTCCTCATTGAGCAGTTTGTCTTGCTCAAGTTCGTCTAGCCAGTCCAGTCCATCTTATTCTAGTAGCACGAGCCCGTCCTCAGCAAGCAGTGAGTCTTGTTCAAGTCCATCCTCTACAAGTAGCCAGTCCAGTGAATCTTGTTCTAGCCCGTCATCAGCTAGCAGTGAGTCTAGCGAATCGTGTTCTAGTCCATCGTCAGAAAGCAACCCGTCCTCAGCAAGCAGTTCGTCCAGTTCATCTTCGGTCAGCAGTGAGTCTTGTTCAAGTCCTTCGTCTGAGAGTAGCCCGTCCTCGGCAAGCAGTGAGTCTTGTTCAAGTCCTTCGTCTGAGAGTAGCCCGTCCTCGGCAAGCAGTGAGTCTTGTTCAAGTCCTTCATCGGCTAGCAGTCCATCAAGTTCAAGTAGCATATCATCAATAAGCACGTCGTCGTTGAGCAGTTCTTGTAGTGCCGTCAGCTCGTCGAGTTCTTGCAGTTCTACAACCGTAGGTCCAGTGTTTTCTCCCAGGTGGGCAGAGGGCGTCAACAGATACATCGGCTTCGGGCACGGGATAGGAGTAGGATGAAATGTACCTGAAAAACGACCCTGTTCCTGAGCCGATTAAAGCGAAGGTGATTCATGCTGGTACTGGCGAGCCGATCACGTCAGGTGTGGTTGTTTTTTACTTGCAAGGTTCAACGAGAACACCGGGTGCTGGTACACTGGAGATAGTTGGGGAGACGTGGAACTACACTCCAACGCAAGCCGAGACGAATTGTGATGAGTTTGCCATCGAGTTCTACCACGTCAATGCTGTAGGCAACGGTCCAATCGTCCAGGTCGTTCCGACGACCATGACACAATCAGCCGCTGCTGCCGTGTCGTCATTGGGGACGATTACGATCAGCAGAACGTGGGAGGTTGATGGCGTCCTGACAGACGTGACGTCTGCCAAACTGAGTGACCCGACTGGCACCTACGGAGTTAAGAGGGACGACACAAACGCTGTGGTGGTCGCTGACGCCGTGGATATGACGAGGGTGGGGACGGGGGTCTACCAATATACCTTTACAGAGCCCGCCTCAGGTTTAGCGTATACGGCGTATATCGAGTTCGTTTACGACGGAGCTTCTTACTACTTCGAGATCGACATCCAGGCTGAATCGGTAAGGATCGTTTCTGCAAGGGATGTGATGCTTGAGATGGGGATTTTGGACACGGCCTCGGCCACTGAAATTGCTTTGATCGAACGAGGAATTGCCAATGCCGAGGGAGCCGTCAAGAGGTTCTTGCGATACGACCCAAAGCACCGGCAAAGGACGGAGTTCTATCCACGAGCGAACTTCTCGTACAATCCCAGGGCGGCAGTTTGGGAGGTGTCGGAGAGCCATGCATATCTAAGAAGGATTGCAGAGTCGGCCAGCGATGAGCTGCAACTTCAACATCTACCGATTCGTAGCATCGATGCTCTTTACATCGATTACGATGGACGGGGTGGGGCAAGAACAGGAGCGTTCGCTGCCGAGACGCTCAAGGTGGAGGGAAGCGATTACTGGCCCAACTATGACTTGCTTGACAGCGGGGGAAACAGGGTCTGTAGCGACGGGATACTGCGAAGCATGGGCTCTTGGCCATCTACCCCCGGCTGCGTGAAGGTGCAGTATACGGCGGGCTACAAATCGGCTGAATTGCAAGGGAACGATTCGATCATAGACGCTACACCTATTTGGCAAACCGTCTTGGAAGAATCGGCTCGACGGGCACGTAAGGCATTGGTGTGGGCCAAGCATATCAGGGCAGGACATCTTGCCGGGGTGATCACGAACGAAAGCCTCGGTGACTACAGCTACAGCATCGACGCTTCGATGGCTGCCAAGTTGTTTGGGGACACGAGAGAATTGTCAAGTGGATCAGTTTCACGACTGGAACCTTTTGTCAACTGGGGATTTGAACAATGACCATTTACGTTGATGTTGATGGAACGCTTACGACCAGTGCTCGATCTGGCGGGGTGTTCAAGAGTGCTTCACTCAGGGAAGATGTAATAGAGAAGGTCAAGGAGTGGATCGCTGCTGGACATGATGTGGTGCTTTGGTCCGACGACCGAAGGTATGCTGATAAAGTTGCTCGACGTTTGGGACTGGCTGTCGGAGCCGCTGTGAAGAAGCCCGACTTGATCGTGGACGACAAGACGTTTCGCATCAAGCAACTGACCCGCAGATGCTTGGTGACGCCGGACCAGTTCCTTGAGATGGAAGTTGAGCAGAAATGATTGATCCTCTGCAGGTCGAACGCCGAGGTAAACCCATCGATCTAGAAGGGCTGTGGAATCCAAACCCAGCCTTTCTGGTCGGTGGGGGACCGTCTCTGAACGACTTGCCATTGGAGCGTCTAAAGGATCGGGGAGTGGTTTCGTTGGCAATTAATCAGTCGGCAGCATGGGTTCCGGTCAAGGCATGGGTGTTTAGTGACACGCAGTGGAAGTTTCATTCGTCGTTGTTCATGGACCCTGCCGTTATGACGTTTGCTCCGATCCCGAAACTGAGAAGGCAGTTCCATCTCAAGACGGAGGAGGGTTTTCACGATACGGGGATTCGACTGAACCAATGCCCGAACACCTACGGCTATTCGAGACTGACTTGCTTTGTGCCGGACGAGTTCTTTACGACGACACACGCTCACTGGGGACCAAGAAAACACCAGCCCGCTGACAAGCCGGAGCAGGGATGTCTATGCACAATGCTGTTGGGCATACGGTTGCTACACTACCTTGGAGTCCGTCGGATCTATTTGTTGGGAGTTGATAATAAGGGAAGGGATGGGAAGTGCTACGCATTCCCGGAGGGCAAGGGTGCTAGGACGAGACGCTACAAGTGGGAACGGCACATGCTCGAACGGCTTCAACCTCAGTTTGACAAGAGGGGGATGGAGCTGTATAACTGCAGCCCTGACAGCGATTGTCGTTTGTATCCGTTTCGTTCTTTTGATGAAGCGTTGAAGGATTGTAAAGGTTCGGTGGAGGACGACCCGCTAGACACGACTGGCTGGTACGACATGAGTTCCCAGCAGGAGCAGTGTCGGAAGAACCCCAAGATCGTTCCCGTCCATTATGGAGGTGCGAGATGATCGACAGAGACGAAGCAAAGGACATCGAACAGTGGGCCGAGGAGGAAGCAGAGGGACTGGCGACACTGTGGCACTGCATTTGGTATCATTGCTTGGAGAGGGGTTTCGCAAAGGAAGAGGCGATGGAACTGCTAAAGACCTACATCATGGCGACAGAGGAGTTGGGGTGAGATTCAGGACCAGCTACCAGATAGCTGTTACGTATCAATGCAAGCTGAAGTGCGAGCATTGCTTCGAGCTGTTTGATGTGCTGCCGTCGTTGGACAGGGACTCGGAAGTGTCACTAACTGATGTTGTGTTTGCTGGACGGTTGCTGAAGAAGTTCCAGATTGATGTTGCCAAACTCAGGCTGACCGGGGGTGAGCCTATGTTGCATCCCAAGTTGTCTCAGATACAGGAGGTGGTGAAGGGAGAGTGGAAACCCGAGACGATGGTGGTGTGCACGAGCGGTGTCGGTTTCTCTCAAGAGGAGTTGAGTCAAGCGGGATCGGTAAGGGAGTATGGGATGGAGCTGAAAAGAGAAACCCATCATAATTATCGCATATCGCCGTTCGACCTGGGCATTGCTCCGAAGTTGGGGTTTGTTGATCGATGTAGGACGCAGCACTACTGCGGATGCTACTTCGATGCTTATGGGTTTACAGCATGTCCACAAGCAGCACCGTTCGGCCGGCTTTTTGGGATGGATTACCATGAATGGGCTCCGGTGCTGAGAGGCAGGGAAGAGTTTTGTCGTCATTGTACGGCTTCGTTGGGAAGGAATGGTGCTGCTCGATTGATGCAGTTGGCGAGGGATGGAAAGATCGAGTATCCCACCAAGACATTTAAGGAAGCCATAGCACGACGGAAAGATGAGGGATACTTGGAGATTCCCAAGTTTAGGGACAGGCTGCCCAAGCAAATGCAACAGCAGTATGACAAGACGAAGAGGAGGATTGGATAGTGTCGTTGCTTGAAAATCTTCCACACCGTTGTACTATTCGCCGTCGGGTGAGATCCAAAGGCACGCTCGGTGGTAGTAAGGACAGCTTTACGGTTGAGCAGACGGGTGTTCACTGCTGGGAGCAGAAGGCTGGTGATTCCGAAATAACAGAGTTCAGCAAGCGGGGCATTCGTATCAGCAGGAAGGTCTACTTCGTAAACGATCCGGAGGTGACGGAGCGTCACCAGATTTTGATAACGGAGAAGAGCGGAGTAGTGGACAGCGACCCGACGCCTTTGGACGTCAAGTCGACACCAAGACCCGATGCAGACGTGGGGTTTGGTTTGCTGTTTCGGGTGTTCGTAGATGAGTCTACTGGGGAGGAGAACTGATGCAAGTAGTTTGTGAAACCGTAGGCGACTTTATTGAACACATAGAAGATGGCAAGATATGGCAATCGACCATCTTCATCAATCGAACGAGGAAACCAGTTGGAGGAGACAAGTTCAATGCAGTGAAGTGGGAGGTGTGTCTCCAAGCATCCGCCGTGGTGCAGATAGACGAGGAGTCTCAGCTACTATTGCAATATGGCGAATTCTGCGGGTATGACTACACCGATGCATCAGCAGAAAGCAAGGCAACAGAACGGGCAGACGGTCTGCTCGGACAACTTCGTTGTGTCTGCGAGGACAAGGGGTTGAAGATCAAACCCGGCATCCTCGGAATGTAGAAGGAGAAGGACGATGGAAGTTCACACGGGTTCCGAAGAAGCGTTGGCAAAGTTCAAGGAGAATCTGGCCAAGGCAGCAGAGTCGGGTCATTGGATGGCGGTGTGCTGGTCGGTGGTGGACGAGCAGTTGGTGCTCGTCGGCAGGACCACGTTCTCGTTCCCGAGGGGTGATTTTGCCGAGTGCGTCCGTCAACTGCAACGGGTCTGTCAGGAGGAGGAGTATGCTGCAAGCATTCCTCCTCCCTTGCCCCGCTACGTTGACAAGGGCAACAATCACAAGCCCCCGACCGAGGACGAAGTGAAAGAATGGCAATGATCTTCAAACGAATCGTGTCGTGGTGGAAGCTGCGACGGTTGAAGGGTGCCGTCAGGATGGCGGCCGATTGGGAGTGCTGGGCAACCGAGCTGTCCCGTCGGTTGGGCAGAGACATGCAAGAATTGTTGAATGTTCGTCAGCAGTTGGAAGAAGAGCAGCAGCAGTGTGAAAGGAAGCTGCAACTTCTTCGCCGTCGGCTAGACTCGATAGTAGCCACCACTGTTGAGGATTTGAATGAGGCAACAAGTCTACAGGAACAGCAAAAGACGGTGGTGGAGGCTCTTCAGCAGGAAAATCAAGTCATGTCGGAAGCCACCATTCCGATGCTTGTTGCCTCGAACCGCTTGGCGGTTGAGAGGTGGAATGCACAAGTGGCTGCCCAAGTAAGGCAGCAGGTGCTAACATCCGGTAGATCGGAGGAGTGAAATGAACGCTCTCACAAAGGCGTTCGACAGTCAGCGGTCCCTGATAGCTACCGTTCGAGATGATGCCGTGCGTCTGAAAGCGTCCGGCGTCTTGAGCGGACAAGTAGGATCGTCCATGCTTGGTGAGATGGGCAGCATGATGCAGAACCAAGCCAAGTATCAATCCAAGTACGCTTTGTTTCGAGGGTGGATTTACTCGGCCGTTCATGCCATAGCAGATGCTGCGGCTGGGCAGCCGGTCAGCTTGGCTCGATTGAAGAAGGTCCCGAAGAACGGGGATGTTCCGAAGCGGTCGAAGGCTTATCAGTTGAACAAGATGCCCAACTCGATAAGGGCCAAGGCCATCCAGCATGAGATGGACATGCTGGAAGATCATCCTTTGGTTGCAACATTGGAATCGCCCAACCCGTTTCAGGATCGTTGTCACTTCACCTACACGTTTGTTGCCAATCTGGCATTGACGGGGTGGGCTTACGTGGTGAGGGACAAGACTAAGGATGGTAAGCATCAGTTCATCTGCCTGCCCACCACTTGGATCACCCCGAAACACGAGAAGGGACCGTTTTCAAAGTTCGTGGTTAGGAACCCCCAGAACCCGAACGTCAAGGGAGAAGAGTTAGATAGGTCTCAGGTGGCGTTTGCTCACCTGCCCAACCCGTCCGATCCGTTGAGTGCCATGTCCCCTGCTGGTGCTCAAATCACCAGCATTAGAATTGACGACCACATCCAGACTTGCCAGGAGCAGTTCTTTTATAACGGAGTGTTCCCGTCTGTGATTATCACGATGGGAAAGAATCCTGATCCTGACATGCCCGGTGGGGGCAACCGTCCCATGCTGACCCCCGCCCAGAGAAGGCAGGTCAACGCTGTCATTCGCAAGACGTGGGCGGGTGTTCATAACTACGGCAACCCTGCAATCATTGATGCCTCGATCGAGAGAATCGAACGGTTGGGAGCTACCCAGAACGAGATCGGATGGGAGAAGTCCGAGATGACCGTGCGGACTCGCATCCTGTCCAGTTATGGAGTACATCCCTTCATCCTCGGCGAGACGATGCCTGGAAGCTATGCCCAGGCTAGCATTGTTGAGGGTCGGTTCTATCGCAGAGTGAACGGCTACTTGGAGATGTTGTCGAACCTGATGACGAACTTCATCAGGCAGATTGAGGATGAGGATAGTGAAGATTTGCTTGCTTGGTGGGAGAAGTTGGAGTCACGGGATCAGGGACTCTACTATCAAAACATGCGAGAGGCTCGGAAGACGGGTGACATCACGAAGAACGAGTACCGTGCTATCCTTGGGTTCCCTCCGGCAGAGGATGAGGAAGAAGAGGAGGCAGCTCCCATCGGGCAGAGCTTGTTCGGTGGGATCATTCAATTGATTGCTCAGATAGGGCAAGGCAACATTGACCCCACTCAAGGCGAAGCACTGCTGGTAGGACTCGGTGTGCCGAAGAAGGTGGCCGAAAAGGTGTCGGGCATCGGCATCAAGCGGGAGCAGCAAGTCCAGCAAGAGCAGGAAGTGGTCGAGGATGCTGTTGAGGAGCTGAAGAGAGCTTTGGTTGAGTTGAAGGTGTCACCGTCCGAATTGGCTAATCGGATCGAACGGGAGTGCTTGGTAGGATGAACCGCCTAGAACTAGCTAAGCAGGTGGTCAACTCAGCGACGCTAGCTGTTCGTCTCAAGCAGCGTCAGATGGCTCCCACTCTGCGACGTGCCACTCAACGCCTCTTGCACTTGAAGGAGTTCAAGCGAACCGAGGAGGAGTTGGCGGAAGTCATTGCTCCTGTGATTCGGGAGGAGGTGAAGTCGATAGTCAGCGGGTTGTTTGAGATGGACGGGAAGTCCATCACCTCCACCAAGTCCTACGAAGACAACGCTCACACCCTCGTCTCCCAGGTGTTCAACGCCCGTGAATGGCACGACCGTCTGATAGATAAGATGCTGCCCGTGATGGCCGTGAAGATGTTGGAAGCTGCCACGGCCGAGATGCTGAGCATGGGTGTCGATCCTCGCAGAAGCAAAGGACGACTGAAGCTGGACGAGAAGTGGAACCCTGCCCAACCTCGTGACGAGTTCGGCAGGTGGGCAGGTGGTAGTGGGGGTTTGATGGGACCAGACATAGGAGGTGGTAGTGGTGGACGTAGTGGCAGTGGCATGGTGAGAGCCAGATACAGGGGAAAGAAGAGGGGATGGACTTTGAAGAACGGCGATCCCCTGCCAGACCACGCTCCGAAGTATATCTCACCAGGATGGCGTGATGTTCAGGTGGCTTTAGACCCAAATGCAGATACATTAGTGGTGGCTAAGGACTCAAAGGGAAGAGGACAGAGAATATACTCTCAGAATCACAAGATGCGAGCAGCCGCCGAGAAGTTTGCAAGAACCAATGAGCTTCGTCAAAAGATAATGAAGATAGAGCAGGAAATTGAGAAGGATACAAAGAGCAAAGACCCTGCCATTCGAGAAGCTTCTGCTTGCCTACGACTCATCAACGAGACGGGCATCCGTCCTGGCAGTAGTAGAGACACACGAGCTGAGAAGCAGGCGTATGGTGCTACTACGTTAGAAGGACGGCATGTAAAGGTGTTGAAGGATGGGGTGCATTTAAGGTTCGTTGGAAAGAAGGGTGTCGATTTGGACATCCCTGTAACGAACGGGAAGATCGCATCCGACCTGATACGCCGTGCTAAGAGTGCTGGTAGGAGAGGCAAGTTGTTTGATACCACTCAGAACAGGGTTCTTGCTTACTCGAAGTCGAAGGACGGGGGTGGTTTCAAGACAAAGGACTTTCGCACGGCCAGGGGAACGACCGTAGCAATCAAGACAATGAGGGGAATGCGTAAACCGAAGACAGAACAAGAATACAAGGAAGCTGTCAAGCAGGTGGCGACGGCAGTGTCGAAGAAATTGGGAAACACGCCGACAGTGGCATTACAAAGCTACATTGATCCGACCGTGTTTGGCAAGTGGAGAGTGGAGGGAGAATGATGCCTGAAATCTACGACGACGACCAAGACGTCTATTTCGGAGAGGTAGACAATCCTTTGCCGGATTGGAGAAAGAGCAAGTCCCTGATCGACGAGGAAGATCCCGACGACGAGTTGCTGGACGAGACACCCGAAGACGTAGTGGCGCTGCTAGGGTTCGATCCACTTGAGGAATGGAACGACTGATGCCTTCGACAGCAACGCAGTGGTTGACCGAAAATCCTGGAGATCTAGCAGCACTGGACGAGTTGCTTCAGACTGCTGGAGTGCCTATTCAACTGCTGATGGAGTACCCGCAGTGGATGAAAGAAGCTATTGCTGAGCAACTGGTCGATACGTTTTCTCAAGACTACTGGTACAACATAAGCGAGACGACGGGAGGGGATGCCGAGCGCATACTCCGTGAGGGATTGGAAGAAGGGTGGTCGATACGAAGAATGGCCACGGAGCTGCAGCAATCGTTGGGTGGAGATGCTTATGCCAGAACGAGGGCTAGAAACATAGCTAGAACTGAATCGGGACATGCATTGAACGGTGCCCGTCGTGCCGGGATGGATTCGTTGGTCGATGAGATAGGACAGCAAGTCCCCATGAAACCGACTTGGATGAGTGTCTTGGGAACGACGACAAGGGATAGCCACGCGAACTTGGATGGGGTTCCTGCCGACTCAGACGGGATGTGGGAGTTGGCAGGTGTTCGGGTGCCGTGGCCCGGTCACATGGATTTACCTCCGTCTGAGCGTTGCAATTGTCAGTGCTCAATCACGATGGAATTCGGGATGAAGGAGAACGAAGCTCAATCTCTGATTGATGAGTATTGGCAACGGGTTCAGTCGATGGAAGCAAGTTTCAAGGGAGACGAGAAAGAAGGACAATTACAATGAGTAACAACGGCAAACTTCAGAACCCCGACGCTTTGCATCCAAGCACACCGGATACGGTTGCTTTGGTAGACGCAGTTGGTGCCCGATATGAACAGCTTCGACGGGAGTGGAAGCGCATACGGGGCGTTGATTTGAAGATACCCAAGACGCTCCACATCGAGTTGGGTATTGTAAAGAAGGTCTGGTCGAGACACCGTTCCGGTGACATGAGGAACAGCTTGAGCGAGCTTCGGGCGACCAAGGTGCTTGCTCAGTGGACGGTTGATGTCAATAAGGTCTTGCGAAACCAAGAGCCTGAGATCATCGAGTGGAAGGACTAAGCTATGCCCGTGCTTCCAAGAATAGCAGAGGTGCAATGTTCCCGCATCCAGTTCCAACCGGGGGACAGGGTATTGGTCAAGATCTTTCACAACATCAGCGTTGAGCAGACAAAACACTTGCGTCAGTCGATTGTCAAGTGGGCCGGCACTGATGTTGAGGTTCTGATCTACAACGCAACCGAAATGGAAATCAAGGTGGAGCATGGAGAAACCAAGAGCAAGCTCGTCCAACCATAGCAATGACTACCAGCAGGCATTTGCTGGAGACGACGAGAGCTTGGCCCTGTTCCTCCAAAGCATAGCCAGGTTTGACCGTCAGTTCTGCGATGCTATGGCGTCTGGTGCCGACTTCACCATTCGTATAGAGGTACATGGGAACAAAGGCAGGATGATTCACAGTCGGGTGCAATCGGACTGCTTTGAGCGGCCGAAGGAGGCTCCACGGGACATGACCAAGAGACGAAAGAATTACGAATGAGTTTCTACTTGCCCCACCAGAATGCCGTTCATGTCCACATCGCTCATACGGGAGGGACGTGGGTAGGAACAGCTCTAAAAGTGATGGGCATCTTGAAACAGACCCGACATACGAAAACGTTCGGAGTATATGCACCACCGTGGATGGGACGGCCAAAGCACATCCCGATGAGATACATCTATTCCGAAGCTCTCGACGGGTACAACTTCTTCTTCTCGTTCGTTCGACATCCTTTGAGTTACTACGAGTCGATTTGGAACTATTACAGGCAGCATAGTAAAGAGGTGACTGCTGCTTGGATAAGCAACGGCCTGTGGGAGTCGGATCGATTTGTGACGAGGCACTTTCGTTCGACGTTCAACGAGTGGATAGAGGTGGTGCTTGAGAAGGAGCCTGGATTTGTCACCCGAGTATACGAGCAATTCCTTGGGATGGAGGGAGCCGAGACGTGTCAGTACATCGGCAGGATGGAAACGCTTCGGGAGGACTTTGCTCAGGTGATGTCTTTGTTGGGATTGGGCTGGAAGGTGGAGCAGTGCAAAGATGAGATAGAAAGATTGGGCATCGTAAGGCACAAGAAATCAGGGACAGGACCACCGATTAAATGGGCTACCGATCTTCGGTTGGGGATGGAGAAAAGTGAGAGGCTTGCCATCGAGAGGTTCTACGGCCCCAAGACCTTGCACAAGCGTGCTTATGGGGTGTTAGGACGGGACGACATGGAGCCGTGGCAGCTTGAAAGGATGTTCCCGAATGGGGTTCCCGAGTGGGCGAGAAATCCGTTTGGAGCTAATAGGGATTTTCGTTATAATGGGGTCGACGAGTAGAAACGTCTAGGCGCTAGAAAGAGAAGGATAGCCGCGACGTGAGAAGCCCTCCCGGTTTCGGGTTGGTCGTTTTTCACACCGCGGCTTTTCTTTTGGAGAAAGCAAGATGGCAAAGAATGTTACCTTCTATTTGGGACCGGCAAGTGGACTCCTTGCCACCCGTGTCTTGACGATCACTCGGATGAGGAGAGCAGGAGATGATTCAGCAATCACTCCTGCTTACAATGCCGATGCCGGTGCTGCTACAACCGTTGTGACGGTTCAGCTTGCCGACAATCAGATTTGGCAAGCACAGTTGGTTGATACGAATGCCACCGGAGAGGCAAGTGCCCCGGACGTTCTCAATTTCCATACGGGCAGCTTGCAGTTTCCGGGACCGAGGAGCCATGATAGGTTGCAGATCTTGTCGATGGAGGATCTGTCGTCCAGCTCATCCAGCTCGTCCAGCAGCATGTCGAGTTCGTCCTGGTCGAGCCAAAGCAGCGGATCGTCCGCCTCTTCCAGTTCTTCGAGTTCCAGCTTGGAGTACAGCTCGTCCAGTTCGTCCAGTTGCACAAGTGAGTCCAGTTCGTCCTGGTCGAGTCAGTCCAGTTCGTCCTGGTCGAGCCCGTCGAGTGCCAGTAGCCAGAGCACAAGCAGCAGCAGTTCCATTAGCACGTCCAGTTCAAGTCAGTCGAGTCATAGCTCGTCTAGCTGGTCAAGCAAAAGCAGCTCGTCTAGCTCCAGCAGCTCCAACAGCTCGTCTAGCTCCAGCAGCCAAAGCACGAGCCTTTCCAGTTCGTCCTGGTCTAGCCAGCCTTGAAAATGAACAGCATCGTCCGAGCTTGGAACCGATACCAAGAAAGGCCGAAGTACGATGGCCCGGACAGTGTTTTGATCGAAGAAGAAATCCTGACCATTCCGGAGGAGGATACGTCGATGGCAGTGTCAATGAACCGTTTCGCAGTTGTGTCTTTGGCACTCTATGGCTCGCAGGATAGGGTTGAAGCGTTGTGCATACAATGCTATCAAGCCTTGAAGAAGCTGAAGCTTTTGCGAGCAGCCCGCAAGACGGAACCGTTCGACGTTCCTCCTGCCGGTCAGGGTTCTTATCCTCACTTGCTGGATGTGATTCGTTGGCTAGAGAGTTTGGACAGTGCTAGCAAGGAAGAGATCGAGTTTGCCAAGCGTCTTTACGTGACGGCCCGACGACGGTCACGTCCTGATCTGGTGCTTGAGCATCAAGGGGAGGAATGATGTTCGTTGGATACGAGCAAATAGCTGCTGGTCCTGCCGTTCAGACAGCGGACGATTTGACGATTCCAGGCAACGCCACCGGCGTTCTCATCCAAGTGGATACGAACAACATTCGTTACACGATGGACGGTGCCACCGATCCGACAGCGGCTGGAATTGGTATGTTGTTTGTTGTGAACGAAGCTCCTCAGTTCTTTACGATTGACGACCTGTTGCGGATTCGATTCATCCAAGTTGCCGCTGGCGTAGGCAACATGAATCTGCATTATACAGCAGGAAGAAACATATGAACCAGCGTCAACTGCTCGAAGCAATACGAGCCCGGACCCAGAAGAAGTCACAGTTTGGTCACGGCATCCTGACTGCCGACCTCTATCTCAAAGGCATGTTGGAGGGGCTGGGATCGGACCTCTGTTATCAATTCGCCAGCCGGGGGCTGACCAGTTTCGACGACCTGATGAGAAAGGCTGCTCGGACGCTGGTCTACAGCAACCCCGAAATGAAGGTCGAAGAGAAGCTGACGGATGCTTACAGCAGCTTGCCTCGCGGGACGAAGCTGCCCAAGAACACGCTAATGGTGTTCAAGCATACGTTGACCAGCAGTGCCAAGGATCGAGACGGTGACACGCTTCACAGCGATGGGGCATCGGTCGATCCCAACATGCTGATGATTTGGCAGCACGTCCACACGATGCCCATCGGCAAGTTCATCGCCATTGCCGAGCAGAACACCAAGCACCTGAAGACGTACAGTGCCATCGTCGACATCAACGACTTGAGCCACGACTCGGCTGTGATGGTCGACAACGGAATGGGACGCTTCAGCCACGGGTTCCGAGCATTGGAGTTCGTTGAGACGAAGGGTGGACGGGAAGGTGGAGTGGGATTCGACATTCACAAGTTCGAGATCATGGAAGAGTCACTAGTTTCCGTTCCTGCCAACCCCGACGCTCAGACGGATGAAGTGATTGTTTCGTTGGTCGAACGTGGCAAGTTGACCAGTCCTCTGATGAAAGAATTCAGCAAGTCCATAAGGGAGCGGATGCCGTTGTCTGTTCCTGTCAAGCTGGATCTCAAAGTGACCGTCAATGGTCAGGAGGTGAAGGATGAGAACAAGTCAAGAAACGGAGAAGGAGCGGGAGAAAAGGGAAAAGGAACGACCAGCACACCAGCGAAAGCAAATGGAGATAACGAGGACGAAGAGGAAGGTGCCGACAAGAAAGTAGAATGCCCCGAGTGCGGTGAGATGGTCAAGCCGGATGAAGATGGAGAATGTCCAGAGTGTGGAGCTAGCATGAAGGAAGAGAAGAAGGGAAAGAAGAACATTAGCCCGTCTTCGATCCATGCAGGCATGCTTAGTGATTCTTGGGAGTCCATCGAATCCCAACTTCGAGATTCGGTCAAGCATTATCTGATTTCAATGGGGCACGTGATTGGAGATACTGATTGGGTTTGGTTGATGGGAACGTACAATGACTTTGCAATTGTTTGTTGTGAAAAAGGAGGCAATCGCGAATTTTATAAGATAGCGTGGCAATTGAAGGACGGCAAGCCTCAATTTGTAGGAGAGCCAAATCTCGTCGAGGTAAAGATCTCGACGGAGTTGATAGAAAGAGCCAAGCGGTTTCGTCCTGAGCATGGCAAGCCCTATCCGAACGAGCACGCTGCTCGGATGAACGACCCCGACAAGTATGGAAAGATTCGACGACAGAACGATAAGTTTGGGGAAGGTATCCACGCCATCTTTGGGGTGCTAGAGGATGGCAAGACAGAGGTGCAGGCCATTCGGTTCGATTCGTCCAAGTTCTCAGAAGAAGAGGCACGTGAATGGCTCGAAGAGCATAAGTACAAGCCAGCCAAGTTTGAGCCAGCTAAGGAGGAGAAGAAGAGCGTCAAGCAGGGACGGGTTATCAGTCACTCGAACGAAGCCAAGATCAAAGACGCCAAGGAAGATGTGGACGAAGCTAGCAAGATGGACATTGCTCGTCCTGCCAAGGCGTTGCTCAAGTCAGCATCTCGTAGCCTCACCGAGGTGATCGACACGATTGGCAACGAGGGACCAGTCGGAGAAAAGGCAATGACTGTGGAGGATGCGATGGCCAAGGTGCTTGCGGAGGCCAATACCAAGCAACGCAAGAACATGGCCGACGCCCTGCGGGCAATTGATATGGTGGAGAAGGAAACAATTCGATGCCAAGCCAAGCGTCGATTGATTTTGCGAATGAACACATCACGGCGGTCGTGATGGTTTACCTCGTTTCCGTCTAACAGAAAGGGTAAAACCAATGAAGATGACGGAAGCCTTTAAGAAGTGGCTTGTCGAGAACTGCGGCGTCAAGTCCGACGCGGCAGAAGACGAGCTGCGAGCGGCCGCCGGTAAGGCGTTTGCTGACGGCAAACTGACGGCCGAGAAGTACATGGAGCTGACCAAGGATGAAGACGACGATCTGACCAAGGAGTTCAAGCGGATGAACGACAACTTGGAGAAGGCCGTTGCAGCTCTGTCCACTCCTCCCGAAAAGAAGGAGGAGAAGAAAGAGGAGAAGAAGGAAGAGCCCACCGGCGAGAAGAAGATTGGGGACCTTCCCGACAGGAAGCAGCCGGCCCCGCCGACCGTGCTGGAAAAGATGGTCGCTCGGCTCGGTGGCACTCCTATCGAACCAGAGGGTAAGACCATCGACGTCCGGGTCAAGGAAGCGGCCGAGATGTATACCGACACCAAGTCCGTTGCGGTCTTTCCGGCCAAGACGGCGAAGGGTCGGGCACATCCACGTGCTGGTCAGCCCATCATGGATTACGATGAGGGTGGCCGTGTGATCAACACGCCGAGTCAACGGGACAAGGCTGTGATCGGTGCCTTCTCCAAGTTCCTTTGTGCCAAGGCTCAGCGTGGTGGAAGTCGAACATTCGGTTTCCAGGCGATGAACCAGCACGACAAGGAACTGCTACTCTATGCAATGGAGAACATGGAGTGGGTCGGAGCGTCCGACGGCGGCAATTACGCCGACATCAACGGCCGTAAGTTGACCACGATGGAAAAGCAAGCTCTGATCGACGACGCCGTGTCGGGCGGTTTGGAAGCGGCTCCCATCGTGTTTGACGACGACGTGATTCAGGCACCGCTGCTCAACGGAGAGCTGTACCCGCACGTCAAGGTCGTTCCCCTGGATCGTGGACGTCGGGTTGAGGGTGTTGCCACTGGCACCGTCACCGCCGCGTGGGGCGGTGTTGACGACACGGCAGTTGCCCTGTTCAACACAGCAGCCTACGTCACGGCATTCGATACGACCATCTTTCGTTGGGAAGGCTCCATTCGTATCGGGTTGGACTTCCTGTCCGACACGCCCATCGACTTCGGTGCTCACGTCACCGCCCAGTATGGCGAACGCCTGCTGGAAGACCTGGACGACGTGATTGCCACGGGCAACGGCACGACGCAGCCGACGGGCATCATGAATGCTGCGGGCACGACAGCCGTTGCTTTTGGTGGTGCCACCAGCCTTGGAGCTTACGAGCAGCTTCGCTTCGGCGTTGCAAAGCAGGAGCACAAGGGTGGGGTCGGTGCCAGTGCCGTGTTCTGTGGAACCGAGACCTCGTACATGAGGGCTCGGGCGTTGAACGTCGGTGCCACCGATGCTCGTCGCATCATGGGGTACGACTACTCCAGCTACAACTGGATGGAACGTCCCTACAAGATCAACAACAGCCTGACCAACCGCCAGATCTTCTACGCGATCATGGCTCGCTATCGCATGTATCGTCGGCGTGGGTTGACCATGCGAACGAGCACCGAGGGCGACACCCTGATCCGCCGGAACGAGATGCTGATGGTTGCGATGGCCCGTTATGGTGGCCAGCTCGAGCGCGGAGCTTGTGCTGCCGTCACCACGACCGCCCCTGCGTAACAGCCCTGCGACCGTGTCGGTCGCTACACCCGTGGCTGGGGGCTTACGTCCTTCGGCCCTCAGCCACGGCATTTCTTTAGAAGGACATCTAGAAAGAAGGACAAACAGACATGCCTACAGCAGAAGAAAAAACAAGAGTTGCTTCATTCGGCGTCGAGATCGACACGCCCCGCAACGGGGATGTCGTGTTGAACAGCATTCCTGGATGTCGTTTGCGTGGAGCCATTGCGGCGTCGAAGCCGGGCTTCGCAAAACGTGATGGGGATACGCCTACCATCCCTCGGGATCAGGCAACCCATCTTGGAGCACTTCCTCCCATTCCCGGTATGCAATTGCACGTCAATCCTGCGAAGTGTGCGTACACGATCATCGATCCTCTTTACGAGGACGATGAATTGTGTCGTAGGATTCAATCGGCCATGCGTGCCAATGAGCGTCCCATCAGTGGAGAGATTCGTGGTGTTCCTCCGCAAAAGGGAGAGCTCGACGTTCACCGGATGAAGACCCTCTGCCGTGAGTTGCATCAATTGGTCGAGACCAGCTATGCCAAGGTGGTCAAGGGAGTGCTTCCTTCAATGGAAGAGATTGAGGATCTGCCTGGCAAGTTTTTGTTGAATCCCGGCAGCGTGATCCCCAATTCGCAGCCGTTGTTCGAAGAGGACATGGAAGCTTGGGTGGCCAATCTTCATAAGGGAGGCGGGTGAAATGCCCACGTTCTCCCCGGCAGTAGAGGCTGCTCGGCAGCGTAGGGTTGGTGCTGCCGAGCAGAGGCTGGTGAGGATTGAGTGGTTCATTGAGAATGTAACCGACAAGGTAAAGTTGTCCCTGAAGCAACGGGTAAGCCTTGCCACTTCGATGTTGCTGGACAGGATGATCAGGAACGTCAGCGTTCCGGTAACGAAGGTTCCAGGAACAAAGACGGGAAGGATAATCGTAACAGAGAGAAGTAAGCCTGGAGAGTTTCCCCGTGCAGACACGACCCAGCTCATGAAGACGTTGTTCAAAGAGGTTGTGGTGGATCAAGACGGAGCGGCGGGATACGTTGGCACTCCCCTGGATTACGGTTTGTTCTTGGAGATCAAAATGAACCGTAGCTTTATGGTAAGGACGCTGAACGAAGAACGTGGAATGATTACAAGAATCTTGACGGGACCAATTCGATGAGCGTTGCTGGTGCTTCAGTTTCCAAGGCTTTGGTTGCTGCATGGGACGATGCAGGTCTCGATGCCAAGTTCAAGGCTTTGTGGGCTGGCGAAGTGTCAGCAGACGAATTCATTGTGCTACACGATCAAGAGGCATCCCCCCAGCAACCGTGGCCCTATTGCGTGCTGGAGCAGATCAGTGCTTCTACGACCAGTCGTATGTCGGGCGGGGTGAGCCACCTCCGAGAAATACGGGATGTTGACATCCGGTTTCATGTTCATGCCAGCGAGGTTTCTGGGGACTCAAGGACTGCCAAGGAAATTGCAGCCTACCTTTGCGAAGAGATCATGAAGGTCTTTGGTGGACACCCGACGGAAGCCCCGTCAGCGTTGACGTTGGACCACGGCAAGTTCCTGATAGCACAGTACCAGAGTGATTACGGTGTGAGGACTGGCGATGAGACGTATGAGTGGCTGGTCCATTACATCTTCCGAATAGACGTTCCCGTAGCCGTGTGAGGTGAGAAATGCCCCGCAGCTTGTCGGCAATCAAACTGAACGTGAAGCTCTCAGCAACGCTCCGTAATCTGCTTGACGATGCTGTGTATGCTTCTGTCAACCATCCGGGCTTAAACTACAGCCCCACGTTGGACGACGGCATAGGCGACAATCAGGCGAACCGTAGCTGGCAGTCCTTGAGCCGTGCCCTGAACTGGAATGCTAGTGAGACTTTGGATCTCTACGACTTGGGAGCTGTTGACATCGGTGCCGGTGCTGGTCGGGACGGGTTGGGACAGCCCATTGCGTTTGAGGATGTGGTAGCCATAGCCATTGTCAATGATAACGCCGTGGATGAGACTGGTCAGTTGGAAATCATACCCGCCGTTGCCAATGGATGGACCCCCATCGGAGAGCATACGGTAGCAAATGGTGGAGCGCTACGTGGTCAAGGCATTCTGCTCAAGGCTCAAATTGCCGAGGATGGATTTGATGTTGAAGACGGGGTTAGTCATCAGATCACGTTGACGGCTCGGGAGGGCAATGTCGAATACAGCATCTACTTGCTGACCAGACATGACGATGAGGAATCGACAAGCTCTTCTAGCTGGTCGAGTCACAATTCCAGCAGTTCTTCCAGCATCAGTACGAGTTCGATCTCGACCAGCAGCCCGTCTAGTTCGTCTTGGTCGAGTCACAGTTCTAGCAGCTTGTCAAGTGTGTCCAGTCCGAGTTCCTCGTCTAGCTCTTCGAGCAGCAGTCCCAGCAGTTCTTCGAGTAGCAGTTCTTCATCTAGCATCAGCACCAGTTCTTCTAGCCCGAGCAGCATTAGCACGAGTTCGGCTAGTTCTAGTTCATCGAGCATCAGCACAAGCAGCATCAGTACGAGTGCCCATGAGAGTTGGTTCATCTGGTGGCACAGCGGGTCTAGCACGTGGATCATCAACCATTCGGTTGGAGAGTTTCTTGAAGGAGGCTGGTCCTTAAACACTCCAAGCATTGAAGGAATCTATGGCCCAGGCGGTTCTTATAGCGGCTACCCGAAGGTGGATGCAAGTGGCGCTGACTATGAAGTAACGTACGATACCGAAGTGCCCGTTCCAGATTGTCGAGGTACTTACGTTCTGGCTGGCACTTACGGTGGAGAGAATTACTACGTGAGGAGCTGATCCCAACCCTTAGCGGAGAAAGAATATGAGCAGCGAAAACACACTTACTGGCAGGAACGGCAAGTTCGTTGTTGCTGCCTCCCTGGTGGCACGAACAACCCAATGGAACGTGTCGCCGAAGCAAGCGGGTGGAAGCGAGTGGGGAGACAGCGACTCGGCTGGCTACACTAACCGCTCGCCCGGTCGTCGAGATTGCACTTTCACCGCCGAGGGAAAGTACGATACGACGGACGAAGTGTTCGACTTGTTCCAGCCTACGGACATCGCTACAGCGGTGCTGTGGTTGAACAACGTCTCCCTCTATTGGGACTTCCCTCGTGCCTTGTGTTCCGACTTCAATCTGGTCGTTAACATCGATACAGAAGAAGTCATCGGTTGGACGAGTAGTTGGGGTGCCGACGGGCACTTCTACTATCCTGGAGAAGCGGGAGCAACCGTTCGGGCACTGCCGTGATTCAAGTTCAGAACATCCATCGTGTTGTTCGTGTTGAGGAGCACTGGCTGCCAACATGCCGGTGTGCTGAGTGCGTAGCTGAAAGAGAACGACGCAAGAGAACTGCAGACACCCCCATCCGACTCATCCCTTTGGCCGCAGCCCGTCTACTCGGGATTATCAAGCGACCGACCTCGGAAGGTTCTCTTGCACGTAAGATGATGAAGAAGGACAACGTGCGAGTTGGCTAGGCTCGGTGGCTTAGCCAGCTCGCACTTCAATTTCTTTCGAGGAGGACATTCCCATGTCTGAGCGGGAAGCCAGAGCCGTGGCTGCTGGTGAATCTATTGAGGTCAATGGCACGACCTATCGTTTGCGTCCCATCTCGTTCCAGCACCTTTGCGATTTGGAACGGGATGCTCTTCGGTACTACAAGCGGCAGTACCTTGAGACGTTCAGGGACAACGCTGATCTCTTGGGCGATGATGCACATACCGTGCTCACTCAGGAGATGGCAAAGGCGGCGAAGTGGGACCTGGAAGATTTGCCCCAGCGTGCCGTGCACGATGTGCGGGGCATGAAAGTCACGGAGAAGCTGAAGAAGTGGATAGAAGACAAGTACGGAGAGGTCCCCAAAGAGGAGCAGGCCATCAAAGCACTCGTTTCGATGGCCCTCGATTCAGAGGCTTTGAAGGTCCAAGACGTAAAGGAGATGACGGGAGTCACTCCGACAAAGGGCATGGTTCGTTATGACAACTGGTGGGTGACGGGATCGATGGACGGCATGCTGTCGTTCATTCTGACGTCGTTGAGGGAAGATCATCCACAAATGACCCGTGCAGATGTCGTGAAGTGGCCTTTGTCAGCAATTGCAGAAGCAGTGAAGATCGTCGGTGACATTACGACGGTTTCACTGGGAAATGGATAGAGCCCGCTGCTTCGGATGAGCCTTCCCCAGAAGGGGAGGTGATTGAGAGCAGCGGGTTGACATGCGGGATTACAGCATACCATTTGAGATTGCTGTGTGAGAATCCTTGGGAGGGAGGAGCTGGCTATGCTCCCTCCCAAGTCCAATGCTTGACGTTGGACCAGATCATGTTTCGACTTTGTGATCGCAAGTTACTGAAGGACCCGATAAAGAAGAGGAAGCAAAGCATGGAACCTCTACGGCTGACAGAGCGGTTGAAGCCTGATTCAGAAGGGCTGTTCTCAGGACGTGCTGTTGATGGTACTGTTATTCGAGCACGAATTGGAGGCAAGAGCAAGGCGAGGATGTTGATGGAAGCTGAGGAAAAGAAGCAGAAGAAACGTAATAAGAGGAGACGTTGATATGCCTGCAGGATTGGAATTGGCAAAAGCATACGTTCGCGTCAGGGCTGACTCTGGTCAATTGGGGGGCGATCTAAATAACGTTCGTCAAGAAGTGACTGGACAGCTCCAAGCTATGACGGCTGACATCATGCGGTCTGTCATGGGAATGCTTGCTGCCTATTCTGGTGCTGCTTTTCAGCAGATGGGATTGAGACAGGCGGCAGCCTTTGAGCAAACACAAATTGCTTTCACTACGATGCTTGGGTCTGCCAAAGAGACAGAAGATGTGCTTGCTAGGTTGACGGAGTTTGCTGCTTTGACTCCATTTGAGATGCCCGGGATTTTGCAAGCAGCACGTGGATTGATTCAGTTTGGTGAACGTGGTGATGACATGATGGTGACTTTGAAGGCATTGGGAAATGCAGCGTCGGGCACCTCTTCAGACTTTGGCATGATTGCTCTCATCTACAACCAGATTCGTGGTGTTGGAAAGCTACTCACTCAAGACTTCCGGCAGTTGTCTACTCGTGGTATTTTGAGCTTGCAGGACCTTGCCGACTACTTCAAGGTGACGACGGAGGAAGCTCAGACCATGCTTAGTAAGGGTATGGTCAGTTTCGAGGATGTAAGAAAGATCTTCATCTCCCTTGGAGAAGAGGGAGGACGTTTTGCAAACATGATGGAGAAGCAGGCCAAGTCTTACACAGGTTTGCTAAGCACCCTTTCGGATGCTATTGGCATCACGGCAAGAACGGCTGTGACTCCATTCATGGAGAAGTTGAAGGTATTGTTAGGTGTGAAAATACAGTTGCTCGAACGTATTCGGGCACTGGTACAAGCGATGCCGAATCTTGCTTCCAACGTACTGATGGTAAATGCTTCTTTGGTGACGATTACGGCCACCCTCTATTCGTTGATGGTAGCTGCTAGACTGTTGGGTATCACCATTAAGAAGACTTTGATCGCTACTGGAATTGGTGCAGTTATTGTACTGCTTGGAACAATGGCAGCAGTGGTCATTACGATACTTGAGAAGGTTTACAGTTGGGCGTTGAAGCAGAAGGAAGTACAAGAGGCATTGACACGAGCAGCGAAAAGGTTTCAGGAGGCATGGGGCAATATCAGAGAGTCAGCAGCGAAGCTATACGAGACATTCAGGATGCTTCTCTATTGGGCGTTGAAGCCATTCGGCGTGGAGCTCGCTATGATACCGAAGGCATTTGCCGGTCTGGTGGCCCTGGCAATTGATAAGGTGTCGGAATTGGTACAGTGGCTCAGTCGAGCTGTTCGTGTCATTGCTCAGACTCCTATTCTCTTTGCCACTAGGATATTGATGATCATTGAGTCTGCTTGGGCTACGATAAAAGAAGTGATTACCAATGCTATTCTTCTACCGTGGAAGCTGTTGAAGGCTACTTTCTTCGGTATTATGGGAGCGATAGGAGTTGCCATCAAGAAGTTGGGGACGTTGCTTGTTGCTACTTTTGCTTCGGCTTGGGAGGGCGTGAAGACGTTCTTCACGAACATCTTGAAAGCCTTGGAAATAATGGCATCGACCTTGCCTAAGATATTTGGCAACATGGGCAGAGCAATGGCAAGTGAGCTTATCCAAAACATGCCGGAGAAGCTGAGGGGATGGCTTGGATTGGAAACACCTGGAGCAGTAGGTCCAAGCATCAGTCAAATTATGGGAGATGCAAAGAGACAACTGGGTGCTTTGGACTGGGACATCGGCTCAATTATGAGTAAGAAGTTTGAGGAGAAGGGTGGCAAAGCTGCCATGCAGAATTGGGGCAAGGAGTTGTGGGAGGCATTTAAGAAACCGTTTGCTGATACGGATTGGAGCTTGCTGGGTCCAGCAGCATCAAGACTGAAGTATTGGCTTACAGAGACTGTGCAAGATTTTCGTCGACGGATGGCTGGGATCGCTTTGGGACAGGAGATCGGGGAGAGGCTTGGACAGGGATCGAACTGGCTGATGAAGCAATTCATGCGAGCAAGGGACATGCTGAAGAAGAAGGTGGGAGAAGAAGAAGAGACTCCCATAGCATTCTCGATAGGAGCTGGACGAACAGGCTTTGCCGATCTCGGCCGTAAGATTCAAGACGAGCTGTTGAAGACGGAGGACCCTGCCAAAGAAACGGCCAAGAACACGGCCAAGGTGCCTCCACTCTTGGAGAGTCTGTTGAAGGCTGTCAAGGAACCATTGAAGTCAGTTGTTGGTCTCGGTGCCCCAGGTGGAATATGAGTGTCAACGTACCAGCTTCGTTGTGGCGACTGAAGACTCTCGGTGGAATACCAATCAAGATTCTCAGTCGCAATGGTAGCTTCGGGATGGAGAATGCTTCGGCTACAGAGGAGATACTGATTCAAGCCTCTGATTTGGGAGCATTCGTTTCTGAGATTCTGCCTGCTCCCATTATCTTCATGGGCATGTTAATTTACCCCACTCGCAGGAGATTTCCAGGGGCACCGTGGCTTGTGGCCGATACTGTAACTTGGACGGCGTTTGACGATGTAAAGCCCATTGATCCATTCGGCTCCGACAGCGGAGCACCTGAGGACACCTACGACAAGTTCTTGAAGGTCACGATCAACTACGTCACGTCTCCTCAGAACGATCAGGACCAAGATCCGAACGACCCGACCACGTTCTTGCAGGTAAGCACGTCGGCTGCCGGGCACTATTTGCATGGGGAGTTGAGAGGTGCTGTAGATGAAGATGGAGAAGAGATACGTGAGCCCGATGTTCCCAACATGGTGACGGAGACAATCATTGAGTGGAATCTCGTATGGCCTCAGATACCGGGAGACTTCTTTCGTGACACTTTGATGGATCGTCTTCGCAAGGCGGCTGGCAAGGTGAACAGTACCGTGATGAGATTGTTCAACGACGCCCCGAAGCATACGCTGCTGTTTACCAGCTTCGACCATCAAGAAAGCTACACTTGGAGGGAAGGACGAATTGGCAAATCTCCCATCCAGTTGACTATGAAGTTCACGGAGAAAAACTTTGAGGATGTAGATGGCAAGAACATTACACACGATCACTACTGGATTCCCAGCAAAGGCTGGAAGAAGATAACAATCAACGGCAAAGATCCATATCCCGAAACCGACTTCAACAATCTGTTCAAGCCAACGTGAGAGAAACAGTCCCCGTAGACAAGAAGCCCGGCGATGCTTTGTCAGCAAAGCACATCAATCGTCTAGGCATCGTATCGAATCGAATGTCGAGACTGATGTGCTCGAACGTTTCGGCCTCTCACCATACGGGTTCTCATATCGGCGTGGTTGCTCACGCTCCTTGGAAGCAGCAGATCGTCATCGTCACCGATTTGCAAATCTCAGAAGACGATCCCGTTTACAATCGTCTCTATCTGGTACGACCCCGATACTACAAGAGCGAAGTTGGTTATTGGGATTTGGATGTTAGTGCCGAATGGATACTCGACGCCAGGGACATGGAGCTCGACCTAGCCGTAGGTGATAAGGTGGTTGCCTATTGGGACAGGCAGCGCGGCGCGTTCGTGCCTTGCTGGCATTGGGAACCGACCTCGTTGGTGGATTGCAACAGCGAGGGGTACGAGCTAATTCCAGTGACGAACTACTTCAATTCTGACATCCATTTTGCACTGGAGCTGTCTCAAGACGGAGTGACGAATTGGGGGGCAGTGAATGATCGTGTATGCAAAATCAATGCTAATGTAGTGCTAGAAAAGACTCACGGGATTGCTTATGCGTCTGGCAGCATATTCTACACGTTCCGGGTGGCAGGCGAGGGTGAGTGTTATCTACGGGTGGCAATGGAAACAGGACTGCACGAAATTGATGGTACACCTGTTTCTGTTCATCTTGAGAATTCGTGCGTAAGGCTTGAAGCCAAGGCGGAGAATGGGATAGCAAGTACCCATGGATTCACCGTTCGAGACAGATTCATAGGCGTGGGACCAGCGGGCAACGTAGCGACGGGATGGTCACTTGAGGCTAGCATACAAAACGAAGCCGTTCTCAAGGTCCCTGTGTTTGCAAGTGATGGAACCAGAATCAAGATCACATGCCCACCCGATCCGGGAGGCACGCTCGAACGGTGGACTGTCAAAGTCGATTTGGCTATGGTGTTTTCCATCATGGAAGAAGAAGAAACCTCTTCCAGTTGCACATCTTCGATTTCTACTTCCTCCTTATCTGGCTCGTCTTATACATCATCCAGCTCCATTTCTACATCATCCATTTCTACATCGTCTAGCTCTTCGTCTTTGTCATCGTCCTCAGGTACATTGTGTGACATGCTTATACATCCCGACGATTGTTGGTTGGGGTGTGACGGTGGATATATCAAGCACAAGCATCCACATGATAAAGACACCTTTGCCGACTGCAACAACACTCATTGGACAGGACTGGTGGGGTTCTGTGGATTTCAGTTCGACGACGCTGGTCACGTTATGGGATACCACACATCTGGAGTAGGAGGGCAATGGGAGTCTCCGTGGGGGTTCCCTGATCCGAATTGATATGATGAACTTGAACGAGATCAAAGCATACGTAATGACACGACACGAGCCACCGTGCCGTGAACTGAGTCGGTGGCTGTTCGGGCACCGACTGGACTGGTCCTACTCGTCCTCCGAGTTCGGGATCGACGTAGCGAGGAACCAAACGGTCAATCGTTTTCTGCAAGAGCAGGTTCCAAAGGGCAAGCAGTATTTGATGATGATCGATGCTGATATGGTGCCAGTGGTTGACACCCATCGAATCATATCGGCCGACGGTGATTTGGTATGGTGTGGTTATACCGAGGAACCACCTGCCAAGGGTCACTACGGGGAGGGGGATTTTGGAGCAGCATGTTTCAGGGCTTCTGCTAGTCTGCTGAGCAGGATGCAGCAGCCGTGGTTCAAGATGAAGTATGATGGATGCTTGGGCAGGAGGCTGGCTTGCGAGTGTAGTTACTTTGCTGCTTGTGCTCGTGGACAGGGGGTCGAACCTCGTATGGTCGGGATAATAGGACATGCCCGACGGTGCATCATGTTTCCAACTCCAGAGACAACTCTAGGATGGAAGATTTGCTTCCCACACGAACTGCCTTACCACGACTGAGGTGGTTTCAATGGCTTGCGGTTGTCGGACTGGCAGTGCAAAATCACTGGCCGTTCGTTACGGGAAGGCGGTTGCTCGTTGGTTGCGAGCAGGACGTCCTGTTCGCAGCAAGAGGAAAGTACGAAGGATCTTTAGACGATGCTGTAAGACCTGTCCCTCAATACGTCTCTTGCCTAGTGGCAAATCGGGCACGTGCTCCGCCTGTGGATGCAGAGTGGCGGGGGAGGGAAGAGCTTGGCGAAACAAGATACGAATGAAAACTGAGAACTGCCCGGAGAACAAGTGGTGAGTTGTGCTTACGAGAAGGACGGCTCGGGATGCTACTTGCACAAGCAGAGTTGTGAGAAGTGCAAGGATCGTCTATCTATTGACGATCCCGAGTTCTCGAAAAAGTGGGTCGATCCTCTCTTAGTGACGGACAGGAACCAAAAGCCCGTGGAGTGCTTACGGGACATGCTGGCAGGGACCAGCGTATTCCTTGCTTGTGGCGGACCTAGTGCTAACGACGTCGCCTTGGAGCAGTTAAATGGTAGGGGCACGTGGACCCTGGCCATCAACAATATGGCCGCCCATCATCGGTTTCGTCCGCAAGCGTTTCTGTTCTCAGACCCACCGTCGAAGTTCTCATCCAGCATTTGGCTCGATCCTGGCATCATGAAGTTTGCCCCCATCCCGAAGCTCAGAGGACGGCGAGGGGGGATTCGCAGGAAGGTGGACGGGAAGTTTGAGCAGCTCGACGTTCGTACATACCAATGCCCGAACGTCTGGGGTTTTCAACGGGACAGTTGGCTGTGGCCTGACGACCGCTTCTTCCTCACCGAGTCTGCATGTTGGGGCAATCACAATGCAGGGGTGAAGAAGACGGGACAGCCCAAGACCGTTTGCACGATGCTGCTCGGGCTGCGACTGCTTCGATATTTGGGAGCGAGACGGGTGTTCCTGATCGGTGTCGACTTTCGCATGTCCCCTGACTATGGATACGCATTTGGACAAGAGCGGGACAGTGAAGCGGCTCACAGCAACAATGCTCAATTCAAGGTGGTCAACGATTGGCTGGTCGAGATGCAACGCAACGGAACATTCTCCCGGTTCGGGATGGAGATTCTCAATTGCAATCAGTTCAGCTCTCTCCGGGCATTTCCCTACATCCCGTTCGACGAGGCGATGATAATAGGGAGGGGTATGGTCGAGGAGTTTCCCGATACAGCAGGGTGGTACGAAAAATAAGGACGATGAAAATGATACCGTCGATTGGGTCGAAGCAGGGCAAAGTGTGGGGAACGACTCAATTGGTCTTTTCCCACAATGACATCGAAGCACACGAAATCGTTGTTGAAGCTGGCGGTTATTGCAGCCGTCACTACCATAAGAACAAGTGGAATCGGTTCTACGTTTGCAGTGGTAGTTTGATAGTGAGAATGTTTCAAGAGAATCAAGTGGACGAGACCGTGGTAGAAGAGGGGGAAACCACGGATGTTCCTCCTGGCGTCTTGCACGAGTTTGAGGCACGGGAAGCTGCAATAGCATTTGAATTCTACTGGACGGAACTCGACCCAAATGACATCGAACGGGAGAACGTCGGAGGGATGAAAAGTGATTCCTGATTACACCCTCGTCATCGGCGTCGACCAATCCCACCTCCAGCAGTTGACGTGGACGTGGCCCACCTGGAGGAAGCACAAGCCCTCCATCTTGAAGCACCCCATGATTGTCTTTCGGGATTGGCAGCAGGTGACGGAGGAGCAAGTCAAGGCAGTCGTAGACCATCCAAATCTACGGGTGTACTCGTGGCCTCCGGTGAAGATGGAGTATGAACGGGTGGGGGAGGATCGCTTCGGTGATCCGCAGCGACACAAAATGTTGTCAGGCTTCATCTACGTTGCTGCTGCTTTTGTTCGCACTCCATACTGGCTGAAGCTCGACACGGATGTCGTAGCTACGGGCAGGGACGATTGGATAGATCCGAACTGGTTCACAGACGAGCCCGCCATTGTATCTCACCCGTGGGCATTTACACGACCTCCGGATCAGATGTTGAAATTGGATGCATGGGTCGAGGCGAACAAGAACAAGATGCCAGTGCTGTCGAGTTTGCCTCCATTGGATATGCGTCCCATTCCTGGCAAGGATCGCTTGGATCACAAGCGAATCATCAGTTGGTGTGCTTTCTTCAACACACGATTCACCACGATTTGTCGAGATGTGGCTAGGTCAGCTTGTGGCAACTTGAAGCTACCTATCCCGTCGCAAGACGGGTTTTGCTGGTACGTTGCCGCTAGGATGGGACTGGGTGTCCAGCGACATCAAATGAAGAAGAGGGGATGGCAGCACTGGCACACGAGTTGGAATATACGAACCCATGCTGAGGAGGCGATGAAGGATGGCAAGCTATTTGTTTCGTAGGTCGGGCATTAGCGTTGGGATAGTAGCCGATTGGATCGGTTGGACCCCCGACGCCGTTTACTCGGTTGGTGTCGGACAACACCACGAAGAGATCGATGTAATGAAGGAGTCATGGCCAGGGTGCCGCTTTGCCGGTTGCGAGCCCCATCCCTTGATCTATCGTAGCGAGAAGGATAAGTTTCCCGGCGTCCTGTCTCACGTAGCTTTGTCCGACTACGTTGGTACGGGAATGCTTTACACCAAGGCGACTCACAAAGACGGTTCGTCCCTACGTCCTCACGAACAAATGGAGCGGGAGCATTACGATACTATTGAGGTTCCTGTCAGCACGCTCGACAGCTTGTGGGGAAAACCCATTGGTAATCATGTCTTGCTGTGGATTGATTGTGAGGGCAGTGAAGCTGCCGTGCTTCGAGGAGGTCCAAGGTTCCTTCGAGGAGTAGAAGCAGTCAATGTAGAAATGACACCCAATCCGCACGGGTTTGGATGGGATACGCCAAAGGACATTCACAACTTGTTGAAAGGATACGGCTTCCTTCAGCAATGGATTCACACGCAACGGGCTGGTCAGTACGACGCCATTTACGTGAGGCGTCATCTGTTCCAGCCGAAGTATTGTTGCAGCGTTTGGCAAGTGGAGGAATACAATGCGTCTGCATAGCTTCCAGACTTACGAAGACTATTTGCGAATGCAAATCAAGGGATCGTCTATCCAAAGGCATCCCAATAGGTCGTGTTCTCCGCCAGTCGAGATTGATCGTATCTGCGACTATCTTAGTCAGACCTTTCCAAAGAGAGGCATCTGTCACGGTGCTCGTGCAGGTCATGAGGTGCAGATGTTTCTTGATCGCTTGCCGGGATGTGAGATATTCGGAACTGATCTCCGTCCCGTGGGTGATTTGGTAATAGAGTGGGACTTCAATAAACAGAAACAAGAGTGGATTGAAAAGTTCGACTTCATCTACACGAACAGCTTGGATCACAGCATCGAGCCCGTGTCTACTTTGAGGACGTGGGTTCATCAACTGGCGAAAGACGGTCTGCTGTTCGTCCAATGGTCCTCGGGTCATAACAGTGGCAGGTGCCCGAGCCGTGGGGGCAATTGTATGCTGGCCCCGTTGAACGAGTACCTGTGGATGATCAACAGGAAGTCGGGCGCTCGCGTGATCGACTTGCTTTACTGCGGGAAGACCATCGTCATCGTTGCTGTAAGGAGAACCACATGAGACGGGTGTTCTACTTGATGTCTGGACAAGCTCATTTGCCATACCTGACGGTTTCATTGCATACGCTTCGTCGGCATTGGAATGGTGTTGTAGACGTTTACGCTTGGCCGGAATCATTCGATATCGCTGCTAGAGTGTGCAAGGCCTTCGGAGCCACTTGCATTCTTGTTGAGCCACCGTACAAAGGGAAGAACGCTCAATTCGTTGGCAAGATTCAGATAGCTCGATCTTTCCCGGCAGATGACAGTAACCTCTACTTGGATGCTGATACGACGGTTCATGGTGATTTGTCTCCACTGTTTGAGATGGTGGAGATTGTTGGGTTCGTTGCTACTCAGTTCAGTGGGTGGTTGACCAACACCCGAGGCATCATCAGCCGGATGGAAGATTTGAAGAGGTTCAGGTTTCAATTGGCTAGTATTGAGGCTTTGCAGCGACATCCATTCCCAAGCGTTAACGGTGGTGTCTGGGCAAGCATCTCATCTTCTCTTGTTCTGAAGAAGTGGGTGGAGTATACAGTCGAAGCCCTTTCCACATTCATACCGGATGAGAAGGTACTGCATCTTTTGCAAGTTGAGTTCCCTCCTGCCGAGTATCTTGTCGCTTGCTTCAATGGCAAATACAACTGCTCTCCCAAGTTCCAACATCCAAGTCTCCGAGACGAAGACGTCGTGATCTATCACTATCATGGAGATTGCAACGTCAGGCCGGAGGGGGAGGGACGGAAGTGGGCGAAGTCGCAGAAGGGATACGATTTGTGGTGGCCGTTGTACCAGCATTGTTTGGAGAACAACTTGGGAGGCATACGGGACTGGCAGCCGACTGTTCGTAATCGTTACATCGACTACTTGAAGCAGGAGCCTGTGAAATGAGGAAGATGGATTTGATCCGCGAAGGACACGACTTTTTGTTCACTCGAAATTGGTTCAGGTTGCGAAACCTGCCGACGTTCCGAGAATACATTCATCCGGCTTGGGCAGGACGGAAGATAACCTATCTAGAGCTGGGTGTATTCGAGGGCATGAGCTTGGTGTGGATGCTTCAACGGGTTTTGACACATCCCGAAAGTCGAGCAGTCGGAATCGACCCGTGGCTAATGACTACCAAACTCGGCTCTGCCGATATGGAAGGTGTTTATGAACGTGCTGTTCACAATCTGACACCGTGGCGTGTCTTTATGAATGGCGACTCAAAGTTCTTGCTCAGATGTGAATTGGTCAGGGCAAGCAGCGCAGAGGCTCTTCGCAGAATGGTTGGCAGGGGATTCGTTGGCATCAAGGGCCACGAATCGGTCGATCTGAGCATGGTCGACGGCAATCACAATGCACTGGCTGTGCTGGACGACGCCCGCTTGGTTTGGAAGCTTCTCAAGCCGGGCGGATGGATGTTGTTCGACGATGTTGAGAATGACAGACCGAAGCAAGATCATGTCAAAGAAGGGGTCGAGATGTTCTTACAAGAGGACGGCCATCCCGTTAAGCTCTTGTGGAAGCATCGTTACATGGAGTGCTACGAGAAGATATGAGAGCAAAAGAAAAGAACCGGCAGCGTTTCAACAAACTTGTGACAGACATGATTGAAAGCCATCAAGGCAGCCCAGTGTTCGGGGCTGAGCTTGGTGTCTGGCAAGGGCAGTTGAGTGCTGCTCTATTAGAGTCCTTTCCTCAGTTGCACTTGCTAATGGTAGACCGTTGGATGCCTTACGAAACGTCCAGGCTGGGCAAGCGAACGGATCGTGAAGGTTTCCTGTTCTGCATGTCACAAGCAATGAGGTCGACAGACCAGTGGAGCGATCGGCGGCTTTTGTTGGCCGCTGATACGACGTCGGCCCTCAGGTTGGTTCCCGACGGTTCTCTGGACTTCGTCTTCGTCGATGCCGACCACGTTTACGAGGCTGTTCTTACAGACTTGAATAATTGGTGGCCGAAGTTGAGGAAGCACGAAGGACGCACAAAAGGCTTGATGTGTGGACATGATTACTGCTCGGGACGGTGGGCTCAAACGAAGCGTGCCATAGATACATTTGCAGCATCGGTGGGTGGTCGCATCATTGTAGTAGATGAACAGGAAGGTCTATGGCAATTGGCATTTGGATACTAATAGGAATAGAAGCATGACGAAGTTGCAAAGAACAGCACAAGTCCTGATCAATCGAATCAAGGCTGCCGTGGGCACCCCAAAGCTCGGATGCGAGATTGGGGTTCATCGAGGCGGGACGAGCAAGGCTTTGATGGAAGCTTTCCCCGAGCTGTTGCTGATGATGGTAGACCCTTGGCTTCCTTATCCCGATGCTAGGCTGGGCAATGTGTCGTTGGATACCATTCGAGCAAGGATGCAAGAGTCTATTGACGTCACAGAGAACGTAGAGCAGCAGCGGGTGCTGGTTCTTGGTACGTCAGACAGGGTGTCGAAGTTCGTTGGAAGGAGACTCTTGGACTTCGTTTACATCGACGGCAATCATCTGTACGATAGTGTGTTCAACGACATCGCCATTTGGCATCCGAGAGTGAGGCGGGGTGGATTGGTATGTGGACACGACTTCAATGAAGCAATCAACTGGAAACGCAACGGCGTTTGCAAGGCCGTTCGTAGATACTGCGAAGAGTGCAAGATCGAGTTTCAACTAGACCCCTGTTCAATATGGTGGTTTGTTCGATGAAGGACTACGGTGATTTCCAGTTTGCTTGCCCTCCTGGAGTTGGTGGGGCATGGTTTTGTGAGGCAGCAAGGGTGGCAGGATTTTCTGCCAGTGAGAAAGACTTTCACACTCCCTTCAGTAGCAACGGCAAGATGGCTCCGTTGAAGGTGTCGTTGGTAAGACATCCCTGGGCTTGGCTCGGTGAGTGCTTCGTCCATCATTCAAGAGGAAACGATGTCGGGGCATTCGGCGTACTGAGCAAGACGGACATTGAGTCATTCATCGAGGACTACTTGAACAAGATGCCAGGGTCGGTAGGCAAGTTGTTCAGAATGTATGATGCTGATACGATTATGCTTATTGAAGACATGCCGTGGTCGGCAATCGAATTCTTCCACAGCTTGGGATGTCCCATAATCAAGCTAGAAGAAATCAGGCAGATACCGTTACGAAGTAGTGTCGAGCCTCCCTTGGATCGCTCATTTCGAGGCCGCGTCATGGCGGCTGAGAAGGAGTTGTGCAATCACTATGACTACATCTGAAATGCCCGACGTGGTTGTGGCCGTCCCAGCTCGAATGGATAGTCAACGTCTGCCCGGCAAGCCGTTGTTAAAAGCACTGGGCAAGACGCTCTTGGAATGGACGGTCGACGAAGCTGATCAGGTGAAGAAGTCGATTGGCACGGTCGTGCTTGGATGCGACGACGAACTGGAGTCGTTTTGCAAAAGCAAGAGCATCTGGTATCAACCAACACCTTCGGACTGTCGAAACGGTACGCATCGAATAGCGCACTTCGCAGTGAACCAGAAGTGGCTGCCCGTCGGCACCGTGGTCAATTGGCAGGTGGATGAGCCTTGCATCGACCCGTTGTATGTACGACGGATGGTCATTTACAGTCAGGAGACTGGCAAGATCGTTACACTTGTTTCGCCTCATGGAAATATGGAAGATCCCAATCAAGTCAAGGTCATTGTCAACGGTGCCCGTTGTATTTGGTTCAGTCGGGCACCGATGGCTGGTTCGTTGTTTCATACGGGTGTGTACGCCTTTCCCATCGAGGTTCTCAGAGAGCTTGCTTCCATCAATGCCGGACGATACGAGAAGGCGGAGTCGTTGGAGCAGTTGGGATGGATCGAATCCCACCGTGAGATCTTGGCAATTCGTATGAGTGACAGCCCTTTGTCGATAAACACTCCCGATGACTGGACGCGATTCAAGGAGATGAAATGCAATCAATTGAAATCGTTTCTCACTGCTACGCATCCCAACTACCCCAATATGCTGGAGCTCTAGTCTACCAGCTTTCGTCGTTGGTGAGATGTCGTCCGAAGTGTCCTGTCACCATTACGATTTGCTACTACCCTGATGACGAGAAGACCCGGTGGATTTTGGACTGGTTTTCGTTCCACACGAACTTGAGGCTGAAACGTCTGGCATTGAGCCTACCCGAACTCGGGCGACGGAGCATAGGAAGGAACCGTGCAGCATTGGCCACCGACGCCAACATCGTATGGTTTGCAGACGTGGACCACGCATGGGGATATGGTTGCTTAGACAGGCTGTCAGAAATGGAGTGGCCTGAGTCGGCTACTCTTTGCTACCCTAAGCAGGTCATGATTCACAAGGATCATGCAACAGGAGATAGAGCAACAAGCGTTGTGCTTGAAAAGGATTTGCAATTTGCAGAGATCAAGACAGAGGACTTTGTTCCGAAGTCTTACCGAAAAGCAATTGGTGGAGTTCAGATTGTGCAAGGCGACCTTGCTCGTGATTACGGATACTTGGACGGCATAGCAAGGTGGCAAACACCAAGAGACGACGGTTTGCCATTCGGGGACTTCCGAGACGACCTGGCATTTCGCGGTGTTTGTCGAATGTACGGGAAGCAGGTGGGCATCGACCTGCCTGGAGTTTATCGCATTAGACACGTAAGGACAACATACCAATGATGCCACGCACTTTAATCTACGAGCCGTTGGATGATGTAATCAGTGACATCTCTCACGCTGATCTTCTGCTGTTCAGCGGCTCTTACCTTTCCTCCGAGGTGATCAAAGCGGCGGGACGTTCTGACTACAGTCATGCAGGTGCCGTGCTTTGGATAGACGACATTCCGTTGTCGGCAGAAGCAACACCTGGAGGGGTGAAGATCTACTATCTACCAACCAGAGTGAGGGATTACAGGGGACGAATCGATTGGTTTCGTGCCAACGCCAATGAAAGATGGCCCGAGTTCAGTCGGATGGGCACTGGAAGGCACTTGCTCAAGCTGATGGGCAACTCCTATGGGTTCAGGGGATTCGCCAAGATGGTGCTCCTTCACATGCCGTTGTTCAGATGGTTTGTCCGGCCGAACTTCAACGACGATGACCAGTTCGATCCAAACCCGATATGCTCAGAGGCGGTTGCTGCTGCTTATTATTTTGGTGGTGGGGTTGATCCCGTACCGAAGCTGAGCAGCAGATACACGGAGCCGGGAGACTTGGCCCGTTCACCGTTCTTCAAGTACGCTTGTTCATTGGAGCCTTGACCGTGGTGAGATTCTTATCCGAACAGCAGTTGCTCTTCCTTCACATCCCGAGGACGGGAGGCACGTGGATCGAGTCCGCCATCGAGATGACCGTCGGTAAGGGCAACTATGAACGATGGTTGTTTGCCCAACCGGAGTCGATTCCCAAGAAGCACGGGATGCTTCCTCACCTCAAATCAGATAGGATGAACAGGGCTCGCAACGTCTTCACTTTCGTTCGACACCCCAAGGCTTATTACGAGTCGACGTGGAAATATCTCAGCGACATCCGTCGCGTGGCGATGCGAACGTTGCTGTTCAAGGGCAAATACAAGACGGAGTGGAAGTGGCATCCTCATCACACTGCCGCTGTTCATTACCTCCCGACGTTCGACGATTGGGTGTTCTTGATGACGAAACACGAGCCGATGTGGTACACCCGGATGGTCGAAGCATACATCGGTCCAGCAGGTGGAGAGTTCGTTCAGTTCATTGGACGTACCGAGTCGTTGGCAGATGACTTCATCGAAGCGATGCACGGCTTCGGCTACGGCAAACAGGTCAAGCGGGTCGAGAAGAAGCTACGAGCCAAGCCACCCGCCAACACGGCGCAGGGCGTCTGCGAATGGAGTAACGACATGCTGGCCAAAGTGATGGAGACCGAGAGACCTGTAATCGAGAGGTTCTACGGCGAGGAGAAGCAGCTATGGTTCTCGGAGATTACATGACGACGGGGGAGGTGGCCGAGCTGCTAGGCGTCTCGACCACGCGGGTCCGCCAGCTCGTAACAGGGGGGCAGCTACCGGGCTGCCAGAAGTGGGGTAGATGGTGGATCATCCCAAGTCAATCGGTCAGGATTTGGGCTCGGGACCGTCGCCGGGCTGGCCGTCCCAGGGGGTCGGGAGAAGGGGCCCTCCGTCGCCGCCTTGGGGTCGCCCAGGGGTTCCCGGGGGGCGACCCCTATTCCCATACCCCCAACCCCACCCCCGCCTTAAACGCGCAGCCAGGGGGCCGGAGCGGGCGGTAAGATGGGTAAGATAGGGGTTTGGTAGTTGACGGGGTAAGATCCCCCCTCTAACCCCTTACCCCATCGGCACTTAGACCAGTCCTACAAACCAAAGTGTCCATCTCGGCTACCCTTCTGGGGGGTGAGAACCTAAGTGCTTACCCCATAAGCATTTACGGCGCTCCAAATTGGTCCCCATTAGGGGGGTTGATTATTCTTACCCGAACGTAATAATTAGGGTGAACAGGAAAACTAACCCCCAACCCCAACCCAAGCGCCCCAACGACTGCGGAACCCGGGCATCGGAGGACGGAAAAAACGACAGCGGCCATTGCGGACTGGCCTCAAAGCGGGACACACGGGGATGCAGACCGGAGAGACGCGGCAGCACCCCCTGGCTACCACCAAAGGACCCCCCGATAGGCTCGTCAGGGGTGACGGTGGGGCGTAAGACATGAGCTCTCCTCAGAATTGACTCCCCCGACGCGGGCTGGTAACAACCGGCCACCCCGGATTCGCAACCGGGCGGGGGACTTCGGCGGGACTACTTCGGTCCTGCCACTGCCGAGGAGACCGAAAGATGAAGAAAACCAGTAGCGAGAAGATGGCAGAGCGTAACAAGAAAGCTAATCAGAAGCGACGACGGGACCAATTGATCATCGGGGATCTCCGATTGCAAGTGCGGGATGGAAAGATGACGGCTGCTGAGGCTCTTCTCTCTCTCACAAAGAAAAGGGACAAATAGTTCACTGCCCCGTAGCGTAACGCCCAGGAGTCGCGCCCTGGGCGGGGCACTTGCCCAACCCACTTCGGGTTGGGTGTCTAGACCGAGGAGACCGAGAGATGACTACTGCTACCTTCAGCGTTGGCGACCGCGTGGGCGTTTACCGCATGCACAGCGGTGACATCATCAATGCTTCGTTCGGCGTCGTGGCGAAGATCGACGGCCGTGGCTGGACCGTCCTGGAGGATGGCCGGAAGTTCGATCGAGACGGCAAGCGTCGGATGCCTGGCCAGGTCCGGGGGTGGAACGCCGACCGCCTGTGCGACGCCGAGTGGCTCCAGGCCAAGCTCGACGAGAAGGCCGCCGCCAACAGGAAGCACCGCACCGTGCAGGACCTGATCCTGTACCTCGAAGGTCGCCGCACCGGGTGCGGTAACTACGTCATCGAGGCCAGGCACAAGGAGGAGCTGATCCGCCTCGTCAACGAACTGTAGCCGAAACGCCCTTCGGGGCGTCGCGGGGAAACTGAACCAACCCCGCCTGACGATGGCAGGTTCCATCCGTTCGTTCCAGAGCCGGTTCAAACCGGCAAGGAGACCAGTCATGTCGAAGAAGCAGAAGCAGGGCAACGTCGCCGAGACCACGGAAGCCACGGCCGTCAAGAATGCCAAGAAGGTCCACGTCGCCTATCCCGGCGACCGCCCGCTGACCAGCGTGCCCGTGGACTTCAGCGCCTCGAAGCACAAGCGGCTGATCCCGAAGGACTTCGCTACCAAGGCGCTGTACTTCCGGCACGCGGCCAACATCCACGACGCCCGCCGCGTCCGCTGCCTGGACCGCGCCGAGAAGCTGGAGGCTCGGAAGGACGGGGCGAAGGCGCGCCTGGAGAAGCGGCTGGCCAAGGCCAGGGCAGCCGCTGAGAAGGCGGCCGCCGAGCTGAAGCGGATGGAGGCGGCCGAATAGGCTGACCCCCAAGCAACGACGGCGAAACGTCCGGCCCCATTGGCCGGACGTCGTACAGGGGTGGCTCCCCTGTACCTGACGACGCCAAGCCATTCTAGCAAGAGGAGACCAAGAGATGACCAGAAAAGACGAAGCCCACAAGGAAGCGGTAGAGTTGAAGAAGCTGGAAGACTACTGCCGTGAGGGCTGGGGAGACCCCTGCAAGGATGGACACGACTGGAAGGATGCGTCCTCCGCCGGTCCAGACAGCGGCAACGCCGACGTGGAGTGCCGCCGGTGCGGTGAGTACCGTAGCATTCCGCTCTACTAACGGCCATCTGCGTAGGGCACCGGGAGGCCGGTGCCCCTCGTTGATTTCCGTTCCTACTGGTAGAGGAGACCAAGAGATGAAAGCGATCAAGACGTGGGTGATGTCCATCATCATCCGGGCAGACTGCCCGGTCGGATCGGTCGAGCAGCTCTACTCGCTGGTCGTTCGGGCACAGAACCACCTGGCCGCCCGCCGTGCCGCCCTGGAGTTCTGCTGGCGTCAGGGGTGGCTGGTTACTGGGTTCGAGCACGAGGAAGTCCAAGTGTAACGATCTTCCTTCCAGCCCTTCTCGCTGAAGGGCTGGGGATGAGGACCGTTTGCTTACTCAATTCTGGGAGATCAAGATGAACCTGATCGAGAGTCTGAAGCATGCCCGACGAGCGGGCGTGCCGCTGGTGGCCATCGCCACCGCGGACCCTGCCGCCACCATCCAATCGGTGGCAACGGGTGTCAACAACGCCCCGATGATCGTATGGGACGTCCAGCGTGGCGTCCGCCCGGTCAACGAGCGGGGAGAGGAAGCGATGGCAGTGATCAACATCGAGAACACCGTGGGCAACCCCCTCGGCCTTCTCGACGAGGCCGTTCGGCTGCCCCAAGACACGGTGCTGTTCGTGATGAACGCGCCGAAGGTCACGGAGGCCGCCGGGTTGCCCTGGCTGCAGGGCGTTTGGAATTTACGAGACCAGTTCAAGCGGGACCGGCGAATGCTGATCCTGCTCGGACAGGACTCGACCCTACCTGCCGAGCTGGAGAACGACGTAGTGGTGTTGGATGAGGCGTTACCGACCGCCGCGGAGCTGGAGCAGATCGTTCGAGAGATCGATGCTGCGGCCTCAGATGCATGTGTCACTCGGCCGACGGCGGACGACGACACGATTCGACGTGCCGTCGAGGCCGTCATGGGATTGGCAGCCTTCCCCGCCGAGCAGGCCGTGTCAATGGCCGTTCGCAAGGATGGGATCGACCTGAACCATCTCTGGGAGGTCAAGAGGTCGATGATCGAAGAGACACCTGGATTGGGTGTCTGGCGGGGTGGCGAGACGTTCGCCGACATCGGTGGACTGGACAACGCCAAGGACTACTGCCAGTCGAAGATCACGGGCAAGCGTAACTACGGCGCAGTGGTCTTCATCGACGAGATCGAGAAGCTGCTAGCAGGTGCCACCGAGGGCACCGGAGACAGCTCCGGCGTGAGCCAGGGATTCTTGCAAGTCCTGCTGACGTACATGCAGGACAACAACGTCGCTGGCATGATCTTCGTCGGCCACCCTGGAGCGGGGAAGTCGATGCTTGCCAAGAGCATCGGAGCCGAAGCTGGCGTCCCCACCATTGCACTCGACACGAACGCGATGAAGGGCAGCTTGGTGGGTGAGTCCGAGGGACGCATCCGCCGGGCACTCAAGGTGGTGACGGCGGTGAGCAACGGCCGTCCGTTGTTCGTGGCTACGTGCAATCGAATCGCCACCCTGCCCCCCGAACTCCGCCGCCGGTTCACTGGTGGCACGTTCTTCTTCGACTTGCCTGACGAAGAGGAGCGGGAGGTGATCTGGTCGTACTACATGAAGAAGTACGACCTGCCGAAGCAGAAGCGCCCGAACGACACGGATTGGACGGGCGCTGAAATCAAGGCTTGCTGCGAGGGTGCTTGGGAGCGAGACGTGCCGCTGATCGATGCTGCACGGTTCGTCGTCCCGGTAGCGAAGGCCGATCCTGAACGGATCTCCCGCCTTCGCAGCGAAGCGGCTGGTCGATACATCTCGGCCAGTCACAGCGGGACCTATCGTCAGCCGCAAGCCCTGGAGGGCAAGCGGAGGGCTGTTGGATAACGGTCTCCCCTCCGCCCTCCCAGTGCTCGTAGCATTCGGGAGGGCGGGGCTGGTGATCGTTTCTATTACTCTGGTTTGAGGAGACCAAGCATGTCAACAGTTTTCGACAAGACGGTCTGTCTGACCGTCACGTTCCACCTGCCCGGTGCCCACCGGCGAGCCGACCTGACCGGCATCGAGACGGATGCCGACAAGGACGTGCTCAAGCTGACGAAGCGGATCTTCGACAGCGCGTCGTACAAAGACGCACAGCGTCTGGCGGGCGACACTCGCAAGTGGCTGCGAAGCCGTTCGCTGCCGTCACCGCTGGCAGAGGGGTCCTACTTGATCCCGAAGTCCCTGGTGGACGAGGTGGTGCAGAAGCTGGACGACGTCGTGGTGGTCTACAACGAGCTCGGAGACGAGTTCGCGGCGGAGTACCCCACCATCGTCGAGGAGTGGAAGGAGCGGCTTCGCAGCCAGTACGACGCCCGGAACTACCCGAACGTCCAGGAGGTTCGCAGCCGGTTTCGCGTGAGCCGGATGTTCGTGGACTTCCAACTGGCGAGGCCGGACCAGATCGACCAGTCCTCCGAATTGCAGGAGGCGATGGTCGAGATCAAGGCCGCCCTTCGGTTCGGCCTGCTGGGGCTGGTTCAGAAGCTCGCCTCCATGTTGGGCGAGCGGAAGGACGGTAAGAAGAAGGGGCTGCGGGGCGACGCGGTGGAACGGTTCAAGGAGTGGATGGAGCTGCTCCCCGCCCGTAACATCCTGGACGACGCAGAGCTGGTCAAGGTGGCTGCTCAGGCCCGGGCACTGATGTCCGGCAAGTCGATGGACGACCTCCGGGACATCGGTCAGGTGCGGGACGAGGTGCGGCAGGGGATGGAAGAGGTGGCCGAGTCGCTCAAGGGCTTGGTCAAGGACCTGCCTTGCCGGGCGTTCAGCCTGGACGACGAGTGAAGTCGAATCCGATCCAGGGACGGGTCGGACGCAGCGGGTTGGGTTCCCGCTGCCTGATGATGACAGCCCAAGTAGAAGGAGACCGACCATGCCGTGCTGGGAAGTGAGAACGGTCAGCGTGGAGTTCAAGGCCGACAACCGTGCCTTGCTCAACGCTGCTATCGAGGAGTTGGGATGGCGACACCAAGTTGCCAGCAACGGAGAGGTGATCATCAACGGTGGTGACATCACCCTCGACCTCGTTCGAGAACGAGCCACGGTCAGGGACAGCCAGCAAGCCGCCCTGAACCAGCTCAAGCAAGCCTACAGCCGCCAGGCGGTGAAGTCTGCCGCCAAGCGGTTCAACTGGGCCTGCAAGATGCAGGGAAACAACGCCACCGTTACCAAGATGAACTGGTGAAAGGAGACCATGCGATGAAGAACCAATTCAAGATCGAGATCTTGGAGGACGGGACCATTAGCGTAGAGACCGAGTCGTTCGACCCGCAAGTCCATGCCCAGGCAGACGAGCTGGTCCGACACCTCGGCAAGCTGATGGGTGGCAAAGTGGAGATTCGCGAGAAGCGATCCCACGCCAAGCAGCACAGCCACGGGCACGACCATGCCCATCACCACCACCATCACTGAGCCAACGGCCTCCCCTCCGCCCCCGATGGACTTACACCCGTCGGGGGTGGGGATGGTGATCGTTCCTCCAACAGAAGGAGATCGTGATGAAGAGTAGTGACAGGTTGCTTGAGATGCAGAAGTGGGGAGTGCGGCGGGAGGTGAAGCATCGGCAGTCGAAGCGGGTGCACCACGCCACCAAGGGCACGCCACCCCGTGGCCGGTCGTCGAACGTGCCGTCGAGCAAGAGCAAGTGACGGTCTCCCCTCCGCCCCTGTGACCGATGCTTGTAGTCGGCCATGTTCTACGGGCGCTTTCGTTACAGGGGCGGGGATGGTGATCGTTTTCTAGCAACCCAACCGAAGGATTTCCTTATGGGCAAAGCAAAGCACAGCCCGTTGCCGTGGCGCCTCGGCGACCTGGCTGACTCGATCGTGTGCGACAGCCTCGACGGGCTGCCGTGCAAGTCCACCCGGTACTACGGCGGCACTTTGGTATGCGAGTCATGTCAGATAGCGGACCGGGAATTCATCATCCGAGCTGCCAACTGCCATGATATGTTGGTGGAGGTCTTGGAGCAGTACGCGTTGCCATACTCGGATGACGAACTTGACCAGCTTGCCATGACGGCCAGCGGACGGGGCGAAATCTCGCGGGAAGATGCACAGCGTGAGGTCCGCCGCCGTGCCGTCATTGCCAAGGCCACCAGCTAACCGCCGGCAACGCCGGCAGGAGACCAAACAATGAAGATCATGGGAGCTGAAACCGTCGTGACGTTTGCGAAGGGATACGCCCTTCGCGATCCCGATACGGGACGCTGGCATCTGGTGGGCTACGACGCCCGTAAGTCCTTCCGTCACCTGTGGGACGTGAGGTCCTACGTTCGACGCCTGACCCGCTACCGCCGCCAGCACGGGCAGGAGGTGTAGTGTGACAGCAACACAAGTCGAATCGAGATGGGGACCAATCGTCTCCCAATACAACTCGACCCGAACGCCGGAGATCGTGTACGATGTTCGGTATAAGGGCGGCAAGTACTCTTGCAATTGCCCGGGCTGGCGATTCCGCAAGTCCTGTCGTCACGTCCGACACGCTCAGGAGAACAACATCACCGACGCAGCTCCCACGTATGAAATGCCGTGGGAGGAGAAGGTGTTGGAGGAGGTACTTGCGGCTGCCGCCGTCCTGGTCAACAAGACCGCCCAGCAACGCATGCTGACCGTGCTGAAGAAGTACCTCGGGCATCCCAAGCCCGAGGCGACCATGCCAGCACCCACCACCGGAGCGATTCGGATGTTCACGTTCGACTAGGAGGATGACTATGACGAGGATGTGGATGGTGCCTCCGAAGTTGCTTTGCCGTCAGCACCTGCTTGGCGAGCACAAGGAGTTACATCAATTGGTAGGGACAATTCGAGCCGGGCGGCTCTCGGTGATCAAAGGACACGCCCGGCTCGGGCAGGTACAGTGCCGCAGCATCATAAAGCGGCACGAAGAACTGGTTGCTGAAATGATCAAGCGTGGATACAACCACGCATCGCCCCTCGGGGACTTCGAGCAGTTGGATCTCGGTGAGGTGGACATTGAAAAGAACTTGGCAGACCTTCGACACCGTTGTGAGCGGTGCCGACATCTTCAGCAAGGAGACCAGAAATGAACTTCATGGACAAGGTCAATGAACTGTTGAAGCAGGTGAAGTCGATTGATGTTTTAGAGTGGGAGAGTGCTCCAAAGCAACACATTGAGGTGCTTCGGGACTGCTTGGTGGAGACTCTCGAATTGATCAAGGACCTCAACCCGGAGCCGTAGGAGGATGCAATGATCGTGAAGAAGAAAGATCGAGTCTCTGCTCTTGAGATAGACCTGACTGGCCCAGACGGTAACGCCTTGGTACTGCTGGGCACCGCCGGACGCTTGGCGAAGCGTCTCGGACTCGATGTCAAGTCCATCCAAGACGACATGATGTCGGGAGACTACGAACACCTGATCGAGGTGTTCGACAAGCACTTCGGAGACTTTGTTACGCTACTTCGCTAACCAGAAGGAGGTTCGAGATGAAGCACGGATACCACATGACGTGCAAGGGCGAGAGCTACTGGGGCATCCCGTTGATGATGGACGGGAAGCCGACGAAGCAGATCTCTCGTGACCTGCACAAGATGCGGCCCAAGCTCAAGAAGCGATGGGCCACTCGGAACGTAGGACGCTACCGTCCCTGCAAGGTGGTAGTGGTGTAGGGGAACAGGTCCCGTAGCTCATTGGTTAGAGCGGCGGCCTTATAAGCCGCGTGTAGCAGGTTCGATTCCTGCCGGGACTAATGGACGGTAAGATCCTCTAGCAAGGAGACCAAGGATGATAGCACCTCAAGCGTGCATCGACACCTACCAAGATGTCGAACGGATGCTCTGCCAGTTGTGCTGGCGGTTCGTTGAGAAGAACGGAGGGGACTTTGAGGAAGCAAAGTCCGTTGCCAACGTGGCATTCGTTCGGGCGTTCTTACGGTTCGACAGCAGCAAGGCACAGTTCACGACGTGGGCATGGTGGGCGATCACCCACGACCTGCTGAGCTGGAAGCAACGGGAGTCGAAGTGGGGAGTACGTCATGTCCTGAGAGAGGAACTGGACGGCAACCCCGCCCCGTGCAAACGCCAGCACATCGCCGAACAAGTGTCGGAAGATGGGAAGGCTATCGTTTCTATGGTGATCGAATCCTACGACGACTTCCGGCACGTCCTGAGACGACACGGTGCGTCCCAGGTGCGTAGGAACATTACCCGCCGTTGCAAGGCATGGGGCTGGACGGTGGGCAGGATCAGCGATGCCTTTGCCGAGCTGAGGGAGGTCTGCCGATGAAGATGCGATTGTTCCTGAAGAAGTTCGGGGGCAAGTGGTGGATAATGGGTCGAGACGGTGAAGGGCCGTGGGGGCCCTATGATAATAGAAAAGAGGCAAACGAGGACCGTCAGGGCATCGTTCGAACAATGTTGAACGAAGATGTCCCCGGCTACGCTACGGTTGACAGGCCCGAGGAAATCGAAGAGAGAAAAGCCAGGCATAGAAAATGCTAACGCCGATCCACTATCAAACGGAATGCCTGAACGAAATGGACTGGTTCGGTGGTCGGGTTCTGTTGGCCGCCGACATGGGCCTAGGCAAGACTGCGATGGCTCTCTGGTTCCTAGAACGTGATAAGTCCAAGCGACTGCCAGCCGTTATCGTTTGCCCGGCGTCCGTCAAGTACGTCTGGGAATACGAAGCTCAACAAACGATCGGCATACGCCCGGACGTTGCCGAGGGACGTAAGCCCCCGCGTGGTGGATGGTCCGACAACAACGACATCATTGTCATCAACTACGACATCCTGCCGTGGTGGCTAATACACCTGAAGCAGCGTCGAGCCAGGACCGTCATCATTGATGAATGCCAATTCACAATGAATCCCAGGGCCAAGAGGACGAAGGCCGTGCGGGAGTTGTGCAAGGGGGTCAAGCATGTACTAGCCCTCAGCGGCACACCGTTGCTCAACCGTCCCATCGAACTGTTCCCGGTCCTGAAACTGATCTGCCCCAGCAAGTTCTCTGCCAGAGGTGCTTTCGCCCATCGGTATTGCAAACCCAAATGGACGCCGTGGGGATGGCAGTTCAATGGAGCAGACAACGTAGAGGAGCTGCACGAGAAGCTTCGAGACAGCTGCATGGTGAGACGTCGAAAGGTTGACGTGCTGCCAGACCTGCCTGAGAAGTTGAGACGGGTGATACCGTTGCCCTTGAGCAGCGACAGTGAGTATCAACTAGCCAGCAAGGACTTCCTGAACTGGCTGCGACGACGTGATCCCTCTGCAGCACAACGTGCCAGCAAGGCAGAAGAGCTGTCCCGCATAGGGTATTTGCTGAGATTGTGTGCTCGGTTGAAGCTGCTGTCAGCCGTCGAATGGATCAACGATTGGCTGTACCAGACGGATGAGAAGCTGGTGGTGTTTGCCAGACATGCCAAGATGGTGGAGGCGTTGAAACGACGGTGCAAGGTGGAGTCGGTTGTGGTGGACGGTTCTGTCACTGGCAGGCTGCGCAAGGCGGTGGTAGACAAGTTTCAAGAGGACAAGCGAACTCGGTTGTTCATCGGGAACATTCATGCTGCTGGTGTGGGCATCACTCTGACAGCGTCCAGCACCGTGGTATTCACTGAGATGGCTTGGCGACCGGCAGACCATACCCAAGCGGAGGACAGGTGTCACCGGATCGGAACGAAGCAAACGGTTTGGTGTTACTACCTCGTGGCACGGGATACGATAGAGCAACGATTGTGTGAGGTGATACAGAAGAAGCAATCCGTCATAAGCAACATACTGGACGGAAAGGATGTGGGTGATTTGGACGTGTTCGACCAATTGCTAAAGGAGATGAAGAAGTGAACCACAAAGATCTGTTAGAACGACTGGGTGCTTGCGTCGAAGCACAGCGATGGTACGACGGCCGCGACAGCCGCGAGGCGTGGGAAGTCTGCGAACGCGGCGACTGGCTGTTGTGGGTCGCCGCGAGGCTGGGCGTGGACCGCAAGCTGCTGGTATTGGCCGCGTGCGACTGCGCCGATTCGGCGCTGAGGCATGTCCCAGACGGCGAGGATCGCCCGCGCAAGGCCATTGAGGCTGCCCGGGCATGGTGCCTGGGAGAGGCGAGCATCAATGAGGTACGCGCCGCCGCCCACGCCGCCTGCGCCGCCTACGCCGCCGACGCCGCCGCCTGCGCCGCCGCCCGCGCCGCCCACGCCGCCGCCCGCGCCGCCGCCC